TTATGATTGTGCAATCCAAACTTTTCTGTCAACCGCATCACGATACGGCATAATCCACTCAAAATGCTCTGCTAAGTATTTCATTCCCGTATAAGTAATTTCTGCTTTTTTCAAATCTAAGCCACCCTCTGGAGCTAAATGTACGTTGCTAATATAGCCATCTTTTTGTAGCTGATATACAAAATGTTGAAATTTTGCAACGTCAACACCATAATCAGCAGCACAAATTTTTGTGTTTTTGCGCTCTAATTCTTTAATAAAACTATATTGTAAACGTTCTAAATTCATAAAAATCCCTCCATACCAATTACTCATTTAAGTCGGGTATACGAATCATTTCATATCTCGGCTTTGTTTATCTTTTCCCAAAACAAATAAATCTAAAACCAATATGTACACATTTTTGACACATTTGTACTTCTTTTATATAGTGAAAATAAAAGGAGGCAGGGTCTATGAATGGATTACTATGGGGTATTTTTTGTTATCATAGCTTATTTCTACTATTCTTTTTAACAAAAAGCCTTTATCTCATACCGAATGGCTATGTGTGGGATTTTTGGGGTATTACTGCTTCATTTTTAGCTTTCGGCGTTAGTCTTTACGTATTTATTAAAGGCAAGCGTTCGTTTTTAGTTTTATGGTTACTCTTTGCTGGATTTATTACAACATTGTATTTCATTATTGGTTTATCTATCGGTTCGATTTAATCGTATGAAAAAAGCAAGTAACATGCCCCCACATGTTACCTGCTTTTCATCATTATATTTGTTTCAAACGCTCAATCTTTTGCTGGCATTCATTAATATGACGCTTTAATGTCGCCGCATCTACACGCATCTCTTCTAATAACAGTTGCAACTCAATATAAATGGTTTTTGCTTCCGCATTCATTTGTTGCTCTTCAAGACTAAATTCTTTTAAATCTTGCTCATAGCCTGCAATGCTTTGCTCATAATCAGACAAGCGCTTCATATGTAGATTGATTGCATTTTCATAATTTTGTAATACGCACGTTAAATAAACATCATTTGCACTAAATTCCATCGTAGCTTCACCCTCTGATTTTCTCTATTCCAACAATCCCATATACCCTATTTACTTACCTATAAACTAAATTCAATATTTTTTAAAACCAACGTATTCACTTTGTATTGAATATAACAAATTCCTGTCATTTGTACAACGCTGAACATCCATTCTAAAGTCGCATTATTTTAAAATATAAGAGGTTATTTTTAATAAATTATTATTATAATTGTCTTATTTTTTCTATCCATATTATTATCAATGATTTTTTAATAGAAATAATTTGACACGAAAAATAACTTTATGCTATCATTAAAAATTTGATAAAATTACGTTTAAATGTTATTATGAAATAGATGACTATAAACGGAGGTGGATTCGATGTTTCAAATTGGTGAAAACATCATTTATCCAATGCAAGGTGCGGGTACAATAAAAGCAGTAGAAGAAAAAGAAATATCAGGACAAAAACAATTATATTATGTTATTGAAATGGCTATCAGTAATATGCAAATTACAATACCTAAAGATAAAATACTAAGTTCAAATATCCGTCCCGTTACAGATATTGTAGAATTAAATCATATTATCCAAGTATTTCAGCACGAGCAGTCTGAAGAAGTACTACCATGGAAACAACGCTATACATTAAATACAACTAAAGTAAAAACTGGTAGTATGCAAGATTGTGCTGAAGTTGTACGCGACTTAAGCCGTTTAAAAAAAGAAAAAGCATTAAATACAAGTGAAAAAGAAATGCTAGATCATGCACAGAAATTTTTACGTAGTGAACTAAAATTAATCAAAGGCATTACAGAAGATCAACTAAATATTTTTAGTTAATTTAATTTTTTTATAGATGTATTAATATAGTAGACAAATGTAATATTTTCCTTTATACTATATTTAATAAGAAATTTACAAGATAATAATTAATTCACCTATTACAAAGCGTACTAGTGATTGATTTAGTATTTTTTGTAATATGTGAATTTTTTCTTTTTGAGGAATTATAATCTTATTAAATATAATTAAATGGAGGTCATTTAAATGACACAAGGTACAGTAAAATGGTTTAACGCAGACAAAGGTTTCGGTTTCATCGAAGTTGAAGGCGGTTCTGACGTATTCGCTCACTTCTCAGCTATCCAAGGCGAAGGTTTCAAATCTTTAGAAGAAGGTCAAAAAGTAGAATTCGACGTAGAAGAAGGCCAACGCGGACCTCAAGCTGCTAACATCGTAAAACTTTAATTTTTAGTTAACGATTTCAAAAGCATCCTGTTTACAGGGTGCTTTTTTTATATAACTTTATCGTAAAATATAGTACTACTAGTAAAAAACATTTAAAAGATATAAGCTACCTAACTTCTTTACTACCAACCTACTCTTTTTCCTCGTCAAAAAACACCTTCAACTCATTCTATTCATTATTACGGTACACAACCTGTAATATAGAAAAAATTGAAAGTGCTTCATATAGTAATGTCTTATTTGATTTGGAATGTCCTTGACAAGAATCGAACTTGCGTTGATTACATGTCTTAAATCCCATCATATCAACGTTTCAATTAATAAATCTATTTGTTTTCGTATGAACTACGTTCTATTTATCTCACTTATAGTTATACACTAAATTCAATTCCTAATCAAATTAATTTCTCAATCACTTTTTATATTTGGATAAAATCGCAATTTTATTTATTTTTTTATCACGTACCTACGCAATAAACTATTATGTAAAAACAAAAAAATAAGACACTTCCCAAAAAGGAAAATGTCTAATTTAATCTTGATTTAATCTATTCGTTAATTCAGTAATTTTCTCTGATAAACTTCTGTTTTCAATCAATAGATTTAGATTTTGTTGTTGTAAATTTTTTATTTCCAAACGTAGTATAGATAACTCCTCTTTATATTCTGACATTTCTTCTTTTTGAGCATCTAACATTCCTTGAAACTGACTAATCAAGAATTCTTGTCCTTCACTAAGATTTTCTCTGTCGTTTAAATAGATATCTTTATCATTGTTACTTCGAGTTACAAGATACGTTATTAACGAACCTATTACACCCGAAACTGCTGTAACAATAGCAGTCATCATTGCGCCATCCACATTCTATCACCACACAATGCTCTCTATTTCAGAAATAGTTGTTGCATCTTGTACAAGTGGCATTAAAATATCTCTGAATTTAGCAATGTTATTCGTTTTGTGAGTCAAAATAGAAACTGCTAGAGCATCCATCATTTGTGCATCAACTAATAGACGACTATATTCACCTTCAATTCGTACTGTCCAAGGAATTTCTTCAACAAGTCCATCCTTGAATAATTGATAACTAGAAGTGAAATTGTTTTGTGCTTCATAATCTAGCGAGAACCAATAAACAACACCATTAAATTGATGCGTAAAACCTGCAAGAATTGTCTCTTGGCATTTGGTTCTTAGTTCATCAATTTTCATTTCTTTTGCTAGTTGTAATTTTTTATTATCATCTTTTACGAGATTACCATTTACAACTCGATAAATCTCTCCTTCAAATAAAGGATGTGTTTCATCTATTGGAATATCAATTGTCTCGCAACCTTCCATACTGATATATGTTGGTGATACGCCTTTGATAGTTCCGTTATTATTATAAATTATATACATTATTTTTCACTCCTAATTCTTAGCTATTGCAAGCCAATTGATTCTATTATTTGCTGTTGAAACCGTTGTTGTTCTATTGAAATACAATGTGCATCCTGTTGTTGTAATATCTGTTACTGTACATTCTGTAATGTTTTGTGATGCAGTAACACCCACTGAAACCATTACTGTTGGAATACTTGTAAATGCTGTTGGGAATGTTATAGTAATTTGCTTTGGTGTATTAGCTGTATTATCTGTCATCACATACGAGTATTGAACCTCTAAGTTCGTTCCACTCCAATATGGCTTACTATTAGCATCTGTTAATTGGTGAGATGCTTTAATATTTCCATTTACATACGTGAAATTAGCTATACTTCCAATATAGAAGGTATTATTTGCACGAATTGTATTACTAGTAATTGTTGAACCTGCTGTGATATTTGAATTTGCTGTGATATTTGCACCTTGAATATTAGAAGTTGAAATAATAGAAAACGCTGTTTCAATAGAATTAACGCTTGTTGGGAATTTACCAAATCCGATACTTCTTAAATCTTTATCTAAAAATACAATTGGAACACCAATATTTACATCCACATTTAGAGTCGTAGCATTGCCAACTGTCTCTGTCACAACTACTTGAACCTCATATGCTTTATCTTCTAGTAATCCTGTTATCAATTTTGAATCAGTTGTATAAGTGCCATTACTAACTGTTGGTATATAGTTTGATTGAATCCAAGATGTAGCACCTTTTTCACGATATTTAAATGTGATACTAGATAAATTATTTTTGTTAGTTCCATTAATATTTAGAGGTGAATATGTTCCTGCAATACCGCCAATTATCACACCTTCGTATGAGTTTCTGCGTCCGATTGTATTAGAGCTAATCACTGGTGCTGTATATGGAATGAAATTAACAACAATTGTTGTGCTAGAACTATTACCATACGAATCTACTGCATGAACGATGACATTCTGATTACCAGATAAATTTAATGCTCCGATATTATATGTTGTTGTTCCGCTATTATTTGCTGTCACTTCTCCTTGATATATTGAACCTACAAATACACGATATTTTGAAATCGTTGCACCTGCTTGACCTGCTACACTACCATTTGGGATTTGTAATCGTAAACTTGAGATGTTTTGAATAATTTTAGTGTTATTGCCTGTTAATGTTGTACCTTGTGAAGATACGTCAATTACAGTTGGTGTTGTACTCCAAATTGGAGGTAAAGATGCTTTCTGTAATGTTGCAGGTTTATCGAACGAAGTAGAACGGATAATTTGATTGTTATAGTAAGATTCAATTTTGAATGTCACTTCAATCTCTTCTACTGATGTGAAATATGATTGCCATGTAGCAACGCTAGGTGTCCATGTTGTTGAACCATTAAACATTGGAATGGTATCAACTTTAGTTGAACCTACATACACATCTATTTTCGTGTCCCATAAAGTACCGTCTGCAACGATTGCATTTGATTGACCTACTTTGAATGTACCTGCACTATCAGAACCTTTATTAATTGTGTTCCTTGCAGGGATTTCGATAACACCTTCAAACCTATCTGTACCTAGTGAATTTCCGCTACTATCGAACGTTTCAAGCAAGATTACAGTGTTTGCATTACCTGCATAACGTTGTGCAATGATTGCGTTCTTTTCTGCTTGTGTGAATGTATGAGAATAACTTGTGTTTAAATTCTCAACGAAAAAAATACGCTCCCACGTATTATCATTTGCCACTGTTTCAACAAAGAATCGTAAACTATGCTTATGATTTGAATTTGTTCTGTTCCATGTCACATTTAAATCATTATCAAAAATATATCTCTCTGGATAAGTTGCTAGTAATGATTTAGGTAAAATCGGTTCAATTGTTGCTGTGTGAGTCAATTGTGGTACACGATAAAAAGTGCCATTCAATTGAAGATTTAAAGCTAGTCCAATATTAAAATCTGCTGTTAATTTCCCGTTACTATCATGAGGTACTGTATGAGAAGTTGTAAAAATTAACTTCTTCTGCGCACCCGATAATGAAGCAGAAAATTCGCCTTGTTTTAATTCACCGTTAATTGTTACATTTACAGTTTTAGTGGTACTGCTTGCTATAGAACCATTAGAACTTATTGATTGCCAATAAACTTTGGTTACAATTGTACTTGTATTTGCACTTGGGTTTTGAGTTGCTACCCACTCTGCGACTATGCGCCAATAAGTGTCTACTTCTCTTGTAAAACTACCGCTATTTGCCATTATTTTTCATTTCCTTTCATAAAAAAAAGAGCCATTTAAGGCTCTCTATAAAAATATTCCTAATCCATTTTTTGTCCCAGACATTGCAACGAAAAATGCATTTCCTATTTGCATCTGTTTCTCTACTTTTATTTTGTATACTTCACATGTATCTGCATTTAATGTGAAAATTCGTTTATCTTGAATAACTCCGCTATCAAGTAACACTTGCGCATATCCACTAAATTCTGTTGGGCTAATCATTGTATAACTTCCATCTTTACCTTTCACTCGGATACCATTGAGGTTGAATAGGATGTTGGTGTTAGCGATTTCCTCATTGTGCGAACTCCATTGCAATGCAACATTACCTTCATTCAACATTAACCCAGAATAATATACTTCGCTGTCTATATTTTCGATTACAATTTTAACTGTCTGTTGGTCTGCTTTTGTTTTAAATTTCACGATAAATGGATTAGTAAAATTCGTTGAAATTTGTGTGTCTGTGAATCCGACAACATGAGTCGTTATTGTACCATTCATTAACTTAATATTAGTTGTTCCTGTAGTGAGTTTTTTCTCCCAGAAACTAAAACTATATTCCGTATTTGGTAGAACTGCAATTTCTTGCTCAAGTTTACCTGCACTATTCATATAGAAAGCAGAACCAATTGCTTTTTGTTCTATTTCTTGAGATGAAACCGTTTGAACGCTTCCAGATTTAGTCCAAAAATCAGTTGCGAAGAATCCTGTCGAGTTACGAATCAAGTTGATACCTGTAGACATCGTAAATTTCATCAAGATATTCTGTGCTGATTGCTCAATTGATGATGTTAATGTTGATAATTGTGCTTGAAGGTCTCCGTCTACTTGAGAAATGTAGTCCTGCATCAATTGGAATTGCTGTTCCATCTCACCTTGATTTGCAAAATCTGCAATATCTTCATATTTTGGCAATTGTGCAAATGCAGATTGGTATGGTTCACTAAGCATAACAGTTTCAACAATTCGCTCTGGTTGTGTGATTTCTTCAAGTAATCCTACTTTATCTCGCACATCATCCATCTGAGAAATTAAATCCGATTGAGACATTTTCCAATCTGTAACACGAGATGAACGTTCCATCTGGAAACCTAATAAATCTAGTGAAATATTTTGAATGTCTCCAAAGATAGCGACACAAAAATCTAATGTTTCTGTTACTATTGGTGTAAATTCAAATACAAAACGATGCCACTCATTATCTACTTGTTCAATAATCGTTTCTTGTGTACCAATTTCAAATTTAAGTTTGTTTTTACCTGCGACAATAGCTGAATTAAATTTATAATAAAAAGAAGCAAAATATTGTTTATTTGCTTCTACTTTTACTGGTTGCCTAAAACCATATTCTGTTGGAATTGTACCTGTACCTGTAAAACGGAATGTGTTTGAAATTCCAATATAAGGACTAATTACAGAAATGAAACGTTGAAGTTCATTTTCATCTCCACCGCCTACATCTACTCCACAAAACTCCCAATTATTCATACCATCCGATAGATTTGTATTGTTTAACAAGTTACTACCAAACGAGATAAATTCAATTATCTTGTCTCTATCAAATTTTGTAATCTTTGCGGTCATTTTTTTACTTTTTAATATCATTATCTATGCTCCTTCCCAATGAATTTTATCGTCTACATTTGGTCTATAATCTGTCATGAAGTTACCTAATTCAATCTGGATATTTCGGATTGTTGTTGACTCAATGTGACTAAAGGTTGTGCCATCTGACTGCATTTTACGCACTCCATAGATTAAGAATCTCCAATTATCTAAAGATGCAGGTGTTGTGAATGTTGAAGTATGTGTAACAATCAAATTCAATTTACCATTTGCATCATAAAATGCTTTATTTGCTTTAGACGCTGTATACGTGTTAATTGAAGCAGATGTTGCACTATTATGAAGTCTTAAAGCACCATGAGTAGACGAATTAAAGACTACTTTTGAAGCGTCCCAACTATTAATTACTGTTTCATATTGAATTGTATATGTTGTATTTGGTTGCAACATTAATTTTAGATTTGCATTGTTGATGACTTCACCACCAAATGCTGTCGTTGTCGTTACATTTAATTTATCTTTTGTCATGTGTACACCTGTGAAATAACTCATTTTTAATAGGTTATTTGAAGTAAATGCTTCACTTGAAGAGTCTTCTCCACCAGATTCATCTAGAGTAGGGTTACTATCTTGATTGATAACCTGTAAATCAGTATAATTTGCAAATTTATCTGCACCGTAACCATATCTAAAGAATCTGATTGTTGTTGTTGCTTTGTCAATTACAATTAAATCAAATGCTGTCTCATTTAGTGTTTCAAATGGACGTTGTGCTTTCTCTTCTGGTGTATAGCCATTAAATGCGCATGTACGTGTAAAACTAGGGATAATTGAATTGAATTTTGTACTACGTCCTGCTGTGTCTTTATGGTTGTGTCCTGCAATTGTAGCAATAATATTACCAGTTGCAGGTGCGCCAAAATCACGAGTGAAATTCACTGTATAATCAACAGTTGTTGAAGTGAAAGTTTTGTTTCCTCCAGTACGCCATGCATTTAAAATATCAATTACTAATTGTTTATTTATTTCATTGATTCTTGTACTTGTTGAAGTTAATGAAACGTGAGATAAGATTAAAACATCATTTTGTGGTGGTGTTGAGATTAATGTATCTGCCAACCATTGTAATTGAGGTTGTTGAAATGCATAGGTGTCACGAACAGTGTATTTTCGTTTACCATCAACAATAATTTCGTTTAAATCCATGCTATCTAAGAAGATAATACGTGTATTTTTATTTGGAATATCATAGAATCCATAAGTAGCGTCTGTCGAACTACCTTGAATTCCGTCTGTATTCCAAAATTGAGATAGAATATTTTTTGCTTCTTGATTTGTTAGAACACCATTAGGATTTTGTTTATTTGCTTGAACATCAAATATAGGATTCATATCATGATTTCCTTTTACAAAAATTCGTGGTGTATTTTCTTGTGCAAGTTCAAAAACACCTACTGCTGTATCAAGATTTATTTTTGCTAGGTGTTTATTGTCGATATTATTTTTAACAGTTTTACGTCCATCAATTAAATCTCCCAGATGAAGAATAGAATCCAATTTGATTTGGTGTGATGCTTCGATAAGATTACGAGAATAAACTAATGCACGACTAAATGCTTTCTTTAGGTCTGCATCATTTTTAATTGAATCATTGTCGTAATGTGAATCTGTCATCATGCCTAAAACGATTGAATCTTCATTGATATATGGTGTAACTTTCTTTAAAAATGCTGTCATTCCATTTCTAAAATCTGCTCTACCAATATATTGATAATCTGCTACTGTTACATTGCAATAATATGAATATGCTTCAAATTCTAATTCCGTTACATCGATTGAATCACCGAAAGATTGATGTGATAATGTCCAATCATCATCTAGAATGTTATTAATATTGTCGTATCGTTCCCATGAGAAATTTTCTGGTTGTAAATTCTGCATAATACGTCCATCTTCAAATATAACTACCTTTAATTTTCCTTCAAGTGCGACATTATCTACTTCTTGAACAACGTATGATTTTGCTTGGTTTTTCAAGTTAGATAATTTATCTTGCATTGCTTCAATTGTTCCGATAGGTTTAATCTCAATTTCTTTAAATTCTCCTAGTACCAATTGATTTTGTGAAGGATTGCTATAAGAAACATCTTTCTGGATAACTCTTGCTTCGATAGATAATGGAGGTTGCATTTCTAAATCCACGACACGAACTTTCTCTGCAAGATTTGGTTTGCTCTGGAATAAAGCAATGTCAATTGTGTACTCAAATTTCGGATGATTGTAGTATTTCAATTGTTCTTTAGCCCATTCTAAAGTGGCTTCTCGTGTGCCAAATATATCTGATACAATTTTCTTTTTAATATACGGTCTGCCACCGTTATATTTGTCATTTGCTTCTGTATCATATAAAAATGGTACATTCTCTTTAATACCACTGAATGGATTTACTTGTTGATTAATTGGTGAAATACTTTTTCTAATACCTTCATCATTTGCCATCGTATATGGATAAATCATTGTTGCAAAATCATTGTTGCTTGATTTTCTTGTAGCACCTACTAAATCATTGTGGTATTCAAATGTCTCTGTATAATCTTGTGCATAATCATCTGTCTTGAAAAAACGAACATGTTTTTTATGAACTTTTCCATCTTTTAGTTCGACATAGGCTTCAATTTCTAAGCCAAATGCTGTTGTAAATGCATCAAGATTCTCAAGGCTATTCCCTTCTGCAATAGTAAATGTTCTGTCACCGCCTACAAATGAAGGTTGTTGAACTTCCCATCCAGAATTACCACATAAAACTTGAATAATATCGTTTGTAAATGCAGGTGAGAACGTTTTCTCCTCTTCGATATACGTGTAATTTCTCATGTCTGACATGAAAGCATTGTATGCTAGAATTTCTTTCATATGCGAGACACCGTTAATTGAATCTGTTACTTCTTCAATGTAGAACAACTTCCATTTTTGCTCATTATCTTCAAGTAATAAATGTTTACCTCGCTCTAACATGTCACTTTCTCTTGTATTTGTTGGTACTTTCATTTGGAATGTCTCACTCCAAATACGACTACCCGACTCTGCAATTTTTTGTGAGTGTAAGTCATCGTAAAATAATGTTGCATTTGGTGCATCATTTGAAACACTGCCAATCATATTGCAATGTTCGTCTAAAATATAAATTATCATTTTTTAATTTCCTTTCTTAGTGATATCTGTTTAACCATGATACGAACCATAAATGATTTATTGCATCTGGCTCTGGGAATACTCCTATAGTTACTGTTTCTCCTGCCTTTACTTTGATAAATGTTGAGCCTATTGCGTGAGGTACTGGAACAGTATTATTTGTTACACTGAAATTATCTCCGTTGATAACAATTTCATCCCCAGTTTCAACTAGGAATTCTTCATCTTTTGCACCGTCATTGATTTGCCATGCACGTAAATCTGATAATTGCATTTGGTTATTTTTATAAGTTGCTGTCGTTGTTGATTTATCTTCAAGAATTGGCATGTGTGCAGAATATAATGCAAAACTCGCAACTTGATTCATTACTACGTCATATTTTTTCTCAATATCTCTGAAATAAGTTACATATGGTGAGCCTTTTTCTGTTCCATTATTATCTAATCGTTGAACAGCTACTTTATACACCCAAATATCATTATTTCTATAGCGTAGAAGAGTGATATTTCCATAAAAATCTGTAAATAAATTCTCTGAATTATTTTCTAATACATTCTGATAAACACTCACTGTGTCACCTTTTTTAGATGATGATTTTGTCTTCGCTGTTTTTGTTGAACCTGCTGTAATTTTTATCGACTTGTCCTTTTCCTTCTTAGTTATTCTGTTCGCATCTCGTTGACTCCAAAATACATCATTATTGACTGAATCTGTTCCAACCTCTACCAGAACGTCATTTTGTAATGAAATTCCACCGTCTTTTATCATGATGCGTCCGATACGTATACCTGCTTGATTTAGAAGATATAATTCAATCTTTGTTTTTGAGCGAGCATAATTATTCTGTGTGTAAAATCTTGCTGTTATTTTCCAAGAATTTGTTAATGCTTGAGATAAAGTCCAGATTCTTCCCGCACCTCTCCATTTCTTAGTATCTACACTTGAACCTGCATTTCCGTAGAAATAACGTCCGTCCTTGCTCATTATTTGCATGGCTTTGCCTGTAGTGATGATATCTGTGTCTGGATTTATAATGGCATTTTCTAGCACAAAACTAGGTGTTGTAATCTTCGTGCTAGTTGCCAATGTATTCATCGTTTCATTTAAAACACGTTTACTTGGTGGGATAGTGTTTGTTTCATCCTCTACTCCTACATAGATAAATTCATCCTCTGAACTAGCAACTCCTACTTTGTTGACTGGCTCGCCACCTACTTTTATCATATTGAAATTAAGGAATGTATCTGCTGTACCTGTATTTGTAAAATTATGCGTAGAATTTGTGATTTGTTGCATTTGTTGCTCGCCAACTCCCACTCCTTCACTACATACAAATGTGATTGAGAACTCTGTGTCTGCACCTCTTTGAACTACTCGTGTTGGTGTAGAAACATTTGTGATGTGACACCAAAAAGTTACATTCGGTTCATCGTCTAATTTTAGTTCGAATTCGTTGTCATTATTAATCGTCTGTGCAACGAATGAATTGAAGTTTCGTAAACGTTCTGCTTTCTGGGTTTCATTGTCAGCCATTAGCAAAACATCTATTGTAATTGTCTTTGCGCCTATTTTCGTACCTTCGTACACGCTACCTGTGCGAGCAGGGATTTCAATTTCTTGTGGATTTAGTGCGAGCGATTCTCGCTGTATATTTTTTGTAATTAAATGCAGGTCTGTATAAGAATTAAAACCTGCAAAAGTAAAATTAATCATTTTTTTGTCTCCTTTTTATTATTATTTTTGAGAGTACCTTCTCTTATTTGTATTTCTAGTTGCTCCTAATTTGGACATAAAAAAAAGCATCCTAAGATGCTAGTGTTACTATGTATATTAGAGAGTCGAAACTCTCTATTTTGTTTATAGACCTCTAGAATAACCATCTCGTCTATTTTTCTTTTCTAATGCACGTTTGTTGGCGTTATACACTTGTTCGTCACCGACATTTAATTGTTTTTCTTGGATAACTTGAATTTGTTTCATTAATAATGCGTTTTGTTCCATTAGTAAATTAATAATTTTATCGTTATCGTTGTTATTTACTACAGTTTGTTGAGGTTGTTTCGTTTCGATATTTACACCTAGTTTTTGAGCTGTTTTATGAAGCAAATCTAACGCACGAGTACGTTTACTCGCATCAAGCGGAATAATCATTTCTGGACGATTCCCCTCGCCTACCATTGCTAGATGTTCTTGTGTGATGTAACCACCGTTGCTATAACCTTTCGATTTGTAGTTTTGGTAGTTAGCCATAACTTTACGAACGTAATTTTGAGTCTCAGAAAATGGTGGGATTCCACCGAATTTTAGAACATTTCCGTAACCTGCATTATACGATGCCAACGCTAATCTAATGTTACCTCTGTTTGTTTTCAACATCTGAGCAATATATTTTGTACCTCCTCGGATGTTTTGGTCTGCATCAAATACATTTGATACACCTAAACCTCTTGCGGTTGCAGGCATAAGTTGCATTAATCCTCCTGCACCCACTGGACTTCTTGCGTTAGGATTCCAACGAGACTCCTGTTGGATAATACCTGCAATTAGTGCAGGACTGACACCATATTGTTTGGCATACTTTTTAATTGTACTAGCATATTTACCAGAATAATTTGTACCACCACCAGAATAAGATGCATTTCCACCCGAACCTGCTTTTGGAACTAAAAAGTCTGCATGAACGTGGTCTGTATGTGGTGATTTACCGTTTGCTTTTGTTGCTCCGTATGGTTTCCAAACGCCACCACGAGTAGATGCTTTGTTGTTGAAGATTGTATACTGTGATAATGGATGTTTTTTCACATAGTTAGCAATCTTTTGCATTTCAGAGAAACTAGCAAAGATATCAATTGCTCGTCCAAAGGCATGCATAGATTTACCTTTACCGCCTACTTTACCTCGATTAGCATATCCTCCGAATCGGTCAACATTAAATTTCTTCTGAATATCTGAAAGTATTTCATCCACATATTTCATTAGACCTGCTCTACCACTACCTGCGCCAATTGCATTTGGGTTCTTCTCAAACTCACCGTCCCAATGCCAGTCTAATTCGTGTTCCTCTTCTTCCTTATATTTAGTAAATGCTTCGATTAATTTACTCATACCACCTTTTGTAGTATTTTTAATTAATCCAAAAATATCACTCTTATTTAAAAATGTGTCTTTTGCGTTCAAACCGCCTAAGTTTGAAAGTTTACCTTTAAAGAAGTCCCAAACTTTGCCAACTCCCGAACCAACTAAATCTTTCGCTTTATCCGATACAGATTCTAAGCCTTTCCACATTTTCTTAGCAAAGTTAATGCCTTTGCCAAACAGTGAATCATCACCAGAACCTCTTGCGTATTGTGGGAAATTATATTGTTTTAGTAATTGAGCAGTTTTATCACCAGATAATACTGCACTACCTTTTGGTAAATCTAATAGCACATTTCGTTGTTGTGGGACGAACATGTTTCCGTTTGGTGTAGCAATTAGTTCTTGATAATTCTTACCTGCACCATCATTTACTAACGCCATGCCACCAGTATGAGAACCGTTAATAGTACCTGTAGCATATTTTGAAACTCTACCACCTGCTTTTGAGCCAATTTTATCTGTATTGACTTTTGCAGTTGTGTCACCACGTTCCCTGTCCGTTAATATTGCTTTAAAACCGAAGAAAGTACGAACCTTGTTCCAAGTTTCTTGCATGAAGTTTTTAAGTTTACTCCACCAACCAGATACACCATCTTTCGTCTTTTTCGCTTCATCAATTTGGTCTTCTCTGGTACGTTTCGCTACAATTGCAAGACGATTTTCTTCTGCTTTTGCAGTCGCAATGATTCTATTTCGCTTATCTTTTGCATGTTCAACTGTTTTACGTTCTGTACGTTTTGCTTCTGAGATTAATTTATCGGCTTCTTTCTTGCTGATACTTCCAACTACATCACGTTGGTATTTAATTTCTGCAATTTTCTTTTCTCGTGTTTTCTTCGCTCTGCTAACAACTGCATCGTATGTTTTATTAGCTTGTTCACGAGTTACTTTCAACTCTTGCATACCAATTCCTACACGATTATCTTTCTGCGCACGTTTAATTCTTGTTGCTTCTTTTTCACCTCGACTTGTTGCAGAAATTTTTCTATCGTTCATTTGCTTGTTAATAGCATTAATTTTTTCATACTCTGATTTTGTTAATGCTCTATTTTCTTTGTTCGCTTTTGAGATAATAGCATTGATTCTAGCTTCACCAGAATTAGTTGCATTACGTTTCTTAGCATATTTATCTTTAACACGTTCAATCTCTTTTGCTTTTTCTTTCTCTGAGAAGATACTAGATTTTTTAATTGAATTAATTTCATCTTTTTCACGTTTATCAACCGATGCTAATACACTAGCAGTAATCTTTCTTTGATTTGAAATTAATTTATTTTTCTGTGCATCTGAAATCTTAGTTTGGCTCATGTATAATGAGTTTAATTTTTGTTTCACACCTGCATTTAATTTGTCATATTCTTTTAGTATTTTGGCAGTCTCTTCTGATACGTCTTTGATTTTGTAATCCATTACGATTGGCTTTTTAAGTTTGGCTACCTCGTCATTAATTTTCTTGCTATCTGATTTGAAAACATTTAATGCTTTAGAAGAGAAAATTTTATCAATTAAACCACCATCTTTTGTTGCTGTTCCTGCTAGTTTTGAGCCAACATAAGAACCTGCCATACTTCCTAACATAGTGCCTACTACTGGAATCGGAATCAGTGAACCTAGCGCACCACCAATCAATGCGCCACCACCTGCACCAACTGCTGTTGTACTGCCTTTAGCAATTGCTTTTCCTGTGCTTTCACCAGATTTTACTCTATCGTAGATTTCCATTCCACCGTATGTTAAAGCAGATGCAATTGCTAGACCACCGCCAAGTTTTCCACCCATTCCTTTAAGTTTAGCCATTTTGCCACTTCTACCTGCTTGATTTCCATGATAATCTCCGATAGTTCCTGTTCGTGGTGCGCCTTGAAGATTTCTGTTTCTGCTCGATGCACCTTGTACTAAACCACCTCTTGCACCATTGTTTCTTTGGTGCGCTCTAGTATTACGGTTTAAAGCGTTAGTTTCCGCATCAATATTTGCACTTGATTTCCTAAACATACCAAAGAATTTTTTAAACCCTAAAATCGTTCCTGCAATACCTTTAGTAATACCAGATAGAGCCAATACAATTGGTGTGATACTTGCGCCTAGTGCTAGTAAACCTACACCAAATAAAGCGGTATATTTCACTGCATCTTTTCCACCGTCTGAAAGTCCTTTGTACCAAGCAATTAATCCTTGAATTTTATCTGAAACAGATTCGATTCCATCTTTAACAGCAGGTAGTGCGTCTTTTGCTAGAGTTAAAAATTCTCTTGCGATAGGCTCTAGTTCTACTGCATATGAACGCATTAATTCTTTCATCTCTTGTGAAAACGTCTTGTCTAATGTGTCACTTGCTTTCTTTGCAGAACCTTCGACATCTTTTAGACCTTTATCTGTATCATTCAAAGCATAAATGGCTTTATTGCCAAGGTCTTCGAATGGCGTACCTAGTGTTGCTACGCCTAATTGTGTAGCTTTTGTTTGGTCTTCCATACCTTCAAGTTCCCCGATTACCGCCATCATTACCTCAGCACTTGTGGCTTTACCTGCTTTCATATCTTCCCATACTTTTTGAGTAGATGATGACATTTGAGCCATTGCATCGGCTACACCTTTTGAACCGTCAGAAAGACGAATTCCCATTTCTTTGATACCGTCATTAACCTTATCAACTTGGAATACACCAGATGATGTACCACGTTTCATAATATCGAAGAAATCACCTGCATTATATCCTGCTTGTGCATATAGAGGTGCGTACTCTGAAATCTGGTCGCCTAAATCCCCATTCTGATTCAACCCTGCTTTTGCTCCACTAACAAGGTAATCCATTGCTTCTCTACTATCTAAACCAAACTGTTTCATTAACTGCGAAACTGCTCTTGTTGATTCAGTCATATCAAGACCAAACATTTCTTCAACCATAAGGATTTGTGAAGAAATATCTTTCAAATCTTCTTGATTTAAATCTTGAATATTTTGTTTAACTGCAATTATTGCATCTGATACTTGATTCAAATCTTCACCAAATCCATTTGCAAATACTTCTTTACTAACTTTTTGAGCGTTTTTGATTTCTTCTTGAGTACCCTGCATAGAGTTCTCTACTTTAGCATACATATAGTCAAAATCACTACCAACTTTTAAAATCGCACCTCCTAAAAGTCCGACTCCACCCAACATAACTCCACATGCTTTGCTAAAACCTGCACTTTTCTCTGCAAAATTATCAAGTTTATCTGTGAATTTATCTAGTTTCTTACCTGCATTTTGTGTTTCATTGCCTAGTTCTTCTGTGGCATTTGTTAAATCCTCCATTGCATTTTCAGCACGTTGGATTGCTTGTTGATTTCGAGCCATTCCTTCTGTGACACGATTAATTCTCTGTGCTAATCGTTGTGCTTTTTCTGAGTGTTCACCATAAGTTGCTACTGTTTGTTGGTGTCTTCTACGTAATTCTTCAAGTTCCTTACCTTGAAGTTCATATTGGTTCTTTAATCCAGTGATTTTCGCTCCAAGTGCGCCTACTTTGTCGCCCATAGCATCGAAAACTGCTATCTGGGCTTTCATTGCACTCTGACTCGTCTTCATCTGGCGTTTGATGTCATCAAGTGAGTTTGTGAATGAACTACTATCCATCCCAACGTTAATTATCATTGAACCTAAATCTTGGTTATTTCCTGCCATATATTATCTTTCCTTTCTGTAATTAATCAAAAAAAATGAGGTGAGAATGACATCTGCCACTCTCACCTCTAGTTTTTATATTCCAAATCGTTGTAATAATTCAGATGCGTTTTTCTTCTGCTCGTAGATTCTATCTCTTTCTTCTTTTGCTTCTTTTGCTTCCATCAATTCCATATAGAAATTCCATTCCATAGAATCAATTTCATGCATCTTCCAACCTTCTGATAGAAAGTGATTATATACTTCGTGTATTGAATCTAAAAACCTTTCGAAGACTCCTCTGCCATCATCTTGTCCTGCATTTCTTTCTGCATCTTCTCCATCATTACTAGACGACTCGACTTTCCCGATTTTTTCGTTTCGCCATCAATAACTTTAAAGATGATATCCATAATTTTATCTTGAAAATCATCTGCCGATACACCCTCAAGAATAGCTTCATAAGTCACTTCATCCTCAAAGAAACTTGCTACTAGCATAATTGCTTCATCAAACAATTCGTCTGTGTCATATAAGCCTTGCTCATTTTTCGACATGAAACTTGTTGCATTACGCATCATCTTTAAGTTAATAAATTTGCTTGTATAAGTTTTTGTTTCACCATTTACCATTAATTCTAATTTCATCATTTCAATATCTTACCTTTCATTTTTTAAAATATATTTTGTATTTCCTTATAAGAAAAGGGAATCCGAAGATTCCCAACTATTGACTATTGTTACTAAACTGTTTTGCGAATTAAAGCTTCCCAAGTTGCTTCTAAGAATCCTGCATCTTGTGGATTTGCAACTACGAACGCTTTGTCATCTAATTTACGTGCTTCAAAAGTACCGTTGATACCGATAGTTTGAACATCACCTAAAGAATCTGCTGTTTTAGTTTCTAATGTGTAACCCTCTTTGACAAGTTTGCCTTTCAGTAGTGCCATTTTAATTTCGCCACCGTCTAAACCTTCTGTGAAGAATTCGACACAAACATATGGTGCTTTGTTGTTCTTGTCATATGATAAAATGCCATCTTCATAAGTTAAACCGAAAATATCCGCTTGCTCTTGCATAGTCATCTCTACCATCGACATTTCTAATGTCGGAGAACCTACAGAACCTTGAGCTGTGTAGTAAACACCGTCTGATGCATCAACGCTAGACGTTAATTGCTCAAGTCCACCAATATTTGCTGAAATTGTACCGCCATGTTGAGCATTAAATTCGTAAGTTTTACCTGTTACTACTTTTTCTGCGTCATCTAATACAGAAATTTTTACTTTTTTAAATCCTAAGTTCATTTATATTACTTCCATTCTTTTATTATTTTGCGTATTTATATCTAATTACTAATTGTGGAATATTAAAATCGCCATCAAACTGAGTATGAAAGAAAATTCTTCCATAACCCATTTCTGGCATAATCTCTACTAATATTCCTGCTAGTTCGTCAAGTGTCTCGAAGTCTTCTGCCCATACGCTAAGTTGCAGAATACCTTCTGTCTTATGACTCCTATCACTAGCAAAATTCTTATCTACATTTGAAATATCATACAAACATGCTAAAGGTAAATTACCTCTAACATTGTTTAATATTTCTTCTGGGACAAACCCTCGAAAAAACTTAAACTCACCAAAGAAATCTTTGAGTCGTTGATGTTGTGATATCTCAATAAATGCTTCTGTGAAAATCATTTACAACAACTCCTTCTCTAATTCTCTGCGAACGATATTCCAAAATTCTTGCTCTGTTTGTGCTTGCGTCTGCTGAATAAATGCTTGAGGAGGTTGTTTTAACGTGCCAAGTTCAACAAAATGTACACGCCATGACTCTCCTCCACCAAAACCAATTTTAATCTCGCCATCTTGATTCATATTCGTTACAACAACAACATCTTTCAAATGTTTTGCATTACCACTTTTAGCATCGTAAGGTGTATTCTCTTCAAGTTTTCTAGCAATCATCTCTGCACCTTTTTTCAATGCTTTACGCATGGCTTTTTTATGCTCCATTGCTAGACGCTTCAAGTTTTCTTCAATACCATGCATCTCAACACTGTTTTGATTATTCGCCATAATTACCCAACAACTTTCGCCATAATAATCGTGTAAATAGTATCTTGTGATACTTTGATTACTTGGTAATTTACATTGTTATATTTAATCAAATCTGATGTTTTAATCTCGAAACCTTTTGGGCTTCTAATTAAAAAAGAGACTGCATTTTCCAATGTAGTCCCGATTGTTGTTTTAATATCGCTCATATACTGCTCTTTACGACTAGCCCAACAAGAATATACTTCTTGTTCAACTTCTTTAATACTTCCCGAAGGTGTCTGAGTTTTTATTTTACGAATAAATGAGATTCTCTTATTTAAGTCACTAATTTTCATTCCGAATACCTCATTTGCTGAATCAACGAATTAACGCCAAATGGAATTGATTTTAAATTCATCTCTGATGTTTCAGAACGATTAATATAATAGTGACTAGCTAAGAGAACAACAGCGTGTTTAAATTTAGCTTGTGTTTCATCTACTGGATTATCAAAAGAATCTTGAATAATACTTCTCGATGTCTCGATTAGATAAGCAAGATATTCATCTTCAAATGTTCCATCAATATACAAGCTGTGTTTTAATAAATCTAATAATTCCATTCGGAATCACCTCTTTCTATGGTGCTGTTGGTGCAGGGATGTTTAGAGTAACGAAGAAACCTGCATTTTCATCTGCTTTAACAGCATCGAAACGTACTGCACCCATTAATTTTTGACCGTAGATGTCGTGGTCTGCCCAACGTAATGTTGTTTCTGCTCTATCTGCGAATAATACGCCTGCATTAACATCACCAATGAACGCTTTTTGTGCGCCTGCTGTTCCTAAATCTGTATCTTTCACGATTACTACTTCTCTGCCAAATAACTTATAACCAGATGCTACAGTCACATCTTGTTGCAATACATAACGTCCATCATTGTCTTTTAACGTATCTAAAGCGTTGAAGAATGATTGTGTTGCAACGATTTTTGCATCATATGAAGTATCTAAATCTACGTTGAAGATTTTCTTAACATCATCTAGAGATGTTGCTGTTTTAGCAGTGAAAGTTTTTAATACGTCTGCGATTGCTTTGTTTTTAGTATTAACAACTGCTTTTTGAATGTGTTTTGCAACGATTGCAGTTAAATCTTGTGAAGCATCTGCGATTGCTTCTTCTGATACTGGCACATATGCACGATAAGTTTCGATTTCATAAGCCACTTCTAAGAATGAAGGGTCTGCTAATTTTGGATTTTGTGCTAATTCTGCAACTGATGCCATCACATTGTTAGATGCTTGTAATACTGGATATTTACCAGAACCAGATTTAACTTTTACATTGTGTACTAGTTTAGATAAATCAACTACAGTGTTTGGTACTTCATACATTGCTAAGATTTCCTCTGGAATTAATGCACCTGCTTCAACTGATGTGATGCCATCACGCTTCTCAACGCCTTTTGAACGAATGAAAGCGTTTAAGCCATCACGTTTTTCTGTATTTTCTTTTTTAATGTCATTTAAGTTCATTTTATTTTCTCCTTCTAAAGAACGTTTCTCGTCCTTATTTTCTTCTTTATTTTCAGAATTTTCTGAATTTTCAACTGATACTTCGTCAACAACTTCTTCATTAACTTCTGCATCTCTTGCTTCTTCTTCTTCAACAACCTCTTCTTCAAGATTGTTAATATCTTCGATTTCCGCAAGTTCTTTTTCCTTGCCTGCTAGTTCTGCTTTTAATTCAACGATTTCATTCTTAAGTTCAGTAGCTTTCAAAACGTTACCTTCACCAAGTTCACGTTTCGCTTCTGCAATCTTTGTATTAATCGTTGCTTTTAATTCACGAATTTCCATTTGTAACTTCCTTTCAAATTTTTATATCTATGTCAACCTACTGCTCTAAATCAAGTAACTCAATTTCTAACAGTAGGATTTCTCGTTGACGTTGTTCTTTTGCTTGTTCTAAATTTCTAATTGCGACTGCAATTGTGGTATCACTGTAAGCAGGGATTGATACAATACTCACTTCTTGAATTGATTTAATCTTATTAAGTGTTCTAATATAAATCCCTTGTTCTTTGTCATAGACAAATGAATCACCATTTTCTGCAATAGAAAAAGCGAAGGACATTTGATTGATGTCTCCTCGCTTTACTGATTCATATAAATCTCTACCTAAATTGTTATTAGGTAATTTACATCTAATCTTCAAACCAATATCATCAACTTCTAATTGAAGTGTTTCTGATGTTGTTCTTCCTAAAACTTTTGATGAATCATGGTCGAAAAATGCTCTGACATCTGAAAAATCTACATTAGATAATGCCGTAGGTGAGATGATTTCTTTGAATCCGCCAAGGTCTTCTGACATAGAATTGAATTTCAAAGCGTACCCAGAAACTATCATCTCTTCTTCATTTGTAGCGATAACATTTGAACGTATTTCTTTATTCACTATTATCACCGCCTGTCGGAGATTTAATTGGCGCATATCCTAATTCTGCTCTCGCTTCATCTGCTGATAAGATTCCCTTTTCAACTAATGTAGCAAGTACGTTTGATAACTCTGCAAAAGTTGGCTTGCTAAATGTAGATGTATCAAAGAAGAATTCTCCCATTCCATCAAGTAGTTTAAATGAAAGTTCACTTTCAATTACTTTTAAGTGACTAGATAAACAGTTCTGCAAATATTGTCGATTCAATTCTGTTTGAGATGAATGTTGACTTTCTAAACCGAACCTCTCGATTGGTAAATTGAACACTTTCGCTATTTCCTTTTTCGAGAACTCCACATTATTCAAAAGATTGAGGAACGAACTGTCAAGCGGAATACTTTCATAATCATACATTGCTTCATCAACAATAATAATTCCTTGTCCTTCATTTGAATTTGGATTGTTCAAATCAACAAATTGTTGGCGAATCTTTTTGGCTGTATCATTTTTTATTGTCGTTCCACCTTGGCTTTTGATACTTACCTTCCCAGTACCTTTGATACTTCTGTTATAGAAACTAAACAATGATTTATTCGCATGTTGAATAAGATTCACATCATCTAGTAATGCAAGTAACGGACTGTTACCAGTGATACCATCAAGACTAAACGTTTTAAAATGTAAAATGTCTTGAGGATTAAATTCAATTGTCTTGCCATTACCTAGATACTCGTATTTTTCGATTGCGTTTCCTTCATTATTCAACTTTGTATTTAGTTGAGTTACTGGTAGAAACTGCAATTCTACTGGCACACCATTTTTCCTTGTGATATATGCATAAGAATTACCGTTGATTAGCATGGATGATACAATACAAAACCAGAAAGTTTTGGCATCCATGATTTTGTTAGGACGTTTATTCAGTAACATATCAAAATTAGTTTCTTGCATTTGATTGCCAATGAAATGTTGTATCTTCATATTGGAAACATCATTAGAAATTACATTAATTGCTGTACGAATATTTCCATCACGAATCACTTTTGCATCGTTAAATGAGGTAATTCCCATTAACTGTTGAGTGATAATTTCAATATCGCTATCTGGAATACTGCGTTTTTCTTTTTTATTAGTAAAGAATCCCAATTATTTCACTCCTTCCTATTGAATTTTGTAGGCTAAGATTGAACATACGACAAATGATAGTCCTAAGATGAACGTTCCTAGAACAATATTTAGCATAAATGCCGATAGCGCAATTAAACCTAGACCGAAGATTAAACATGCACCAATTGGATTTATGTTTCGAAGCACATCTTTAATTTTCGTAAGAGTTTCCCCTCTATTCTTTGTATTTGGCATTGTTTCAAGATGCTCTTTTTTATTTCTTTTAAATAATGATTTAAATTTTTCAAACATATTATTATTTTCCTTTCTATAATGAGATATCGAAGTCATTGAAGTAATCGTTGATGTCGAATACTGGTGCATCGAATTTGTAATGTTGAAGTTCAACGAATACATTTAGTAATGCCGATGATGCATCAATCTTTTTAGTGAATTTTTTATCTTTTTTGCGTATCATGAAAGCATTATTTTGTTCAACCAATTCAGAATTGGTAAGACAAATATTCAACAACGGATTGTCGTTGTGATATACTTCATCTTCTGCAACACGTTTACGGAAATCTGCAATCGCACTACTTAACGTTAAATAACCTTGACGAACACTAATTAGTAAATCACCATATTTTTCTTCTAATTCAGTTTGGAATGTCTGCGCACCATATGCGTCAAAGTAAATACCTTTTAAATCAAGTTCATTTTCTTCTACAAAGTTTTCTATCCAACTAACAACACGCATTAGGTCAACTAATCCAGATTCTTTCGTTGTTACTTCGCAATAACCTAATCTTTCATATTGTCTATAAGGAATCTTTTCATTCTTTTCTTTTACGACAATATCAGTATCAAATCCTATGAAACTATAACTATCAATGTAGAATTTCTTTTCTTCTTCAATTGGAATTGCCCACGAGACAGATGTTAAATCGTATCTCATTGATAAATCTACACCAATATATACTGGACGTTTCTGGATATTAGGCTTATTTATTTCTAATTCTCCACAAGACAATGAGTTCCATTTTGTCATATCTAGTAAAGCATCTGTGTCTGTTTTTGTTTGCCAACTATTGAAAGATTTGACTAAAATATTAGTGTCTTTCATTTCCTTATAAGTTAATAATTGTGCCTTTAAGAATGGTAATGATGTTTCACGTACTGCTTCAACTTCTAGTAATGGATTGCTTTTAATGAAATTTGACTCGTCTTCAAGTTCGTTAATATCATCATGCTCATAGATTATTGGTAAATATCTTTCTGTTGCTTCATTTTGTAACTTCCCACTCAAAACCTTACGTGCATAAGGCAATTCTTGCTGTAACATAATTGAGTCTTGATTAGTTCCTGCTGTTGAAATCTTTACAAGCAATGGATTGTCTTGCAGAGACATACCAGTTTGAAGAACTGACATTAATTCAGAATTTAAATTTTGGTATGCGTACTCGTCAATCACTGCAATGAGTGGATTATATCCGTCTAAACTAGATGTGTTGCTTGACAAAGGTCTGATGAACCCTTCATTTTTGTACGTGATTATATTTTGATTAATTTTTGTATTCATCCTAATTGATTTTGATTTCTCACGAATTTTTGCTAGTTGTTTTGAAATCATACCAAAAACAATTCTTGCCTGCTGTGCTGTTGTTGCACTTGAAAAAACTTGTCTGTCTAATTTTGGATTCTCAGAATAAATTAATTCATATAAACAGATACCAGAAATTAAAACTGATTTACCTTGCTTACGTGCCATTGTAATAAAAACATCTCTAAATCTTCGAGTGTGATTTTCTTTATTTCTCCAACCATAGATAAGTGAAATAATAAATTTCTGAAACGATGCTAACTTTGTAGGTTTAGCAGTTTTTAAATCTGGCAACAACTCAAGAAATTTTATTACTCGTTGTGGTTCTTCTAGGTCATACTCAAATTCAAAATCCCTTTCTAAATCTCTCTTGTGTCGTTCAATTAACTGTTGGATTGATTTTGAAACTTTGATTTCTTTGCTATTTACTTTGTCAATATATTCTTGGACATAATCAAATTCCTGCAAAGTCGTCATCTTCATCAACTTCTTCTGCTGTTGTATCTCCTGCAATTAATCGTAAACGAGAGTCAATTGTTAGACCTAGATTTCCTGCGATTGATTTAATTTCTTTACTTGCAGTTGCTAAAACTTCGACACTTGGATTCTTCTTGCGAATAGTATCTTCTCTTCTGGTTTCTATGATGACCGAACCATACTCATTAATATCTGCGGTACATTCATTAAAAACATTCACCCATACGCAATAAGAAGCTAGTAGATTTCTATCTAACTCTGATAAAGGTAAATTTGCCAAATCAATTGACAACGCTCGCCAAATTTTCCTTTGCTCTCTGTTTAGAATGTCTGGAATCTTCTCAAAATTTAGTGGTGTAAACTCACCCAACTTTTTTGATTCAAGCAATTGCTTTTCTTTCTCTTCTTTGCTACGATGTCCCGTTGTAGTCGTAGGTAATTTCTTATTTCTTCCTGCCATTTTGTATCTTCCTTTCTATTTTGTAATGGTTGTAATTTTGAAGTGCCTATTTCGGGCGTTTTTGGTAAAAACGAAGGGGCGCTCGATGTTCTCAAATTTTTTTCTGGGGGGATATTTGAAATTTTTTTAAAAAAATTAAATATTTTCTTAAAAAATAAAAAAAGTTTCAAAAAATTAATTTCAAAACTTTTTCAAAATATATTTTTCATTTTTGTGTTCTCCTAATTTTTGTTTATGACTTTATTTCATTGAATATTCAGATAATTTGATTTACGCTGATTCCTTAAATTTCCACTTGTAACCTTTGTGAGTTTTACTTTTACCATTGCAACAATATGAGATGTTACTAGAATGAAACCCATTTCTTTGGGCTTCTGCTATTGACGGGAATTCAATCACTTTTCCTGTAGTCACGCAAGTTCCAATTACTGGTTTACTAGTGATTCCGTTTGCTAACTTCTCAGCAACACGTTCGTTTCTTGTCCCGAAATTAGCGTTCTGCTTCGCTGACATCCAGTTTAAATTAACTGCTCTGTTGTCTGTCTTAACCTCGTTGATATGGTTTGATTGATTTCGCTCTTTTGAGTGTCCTTCAACGAACACCAAACCTACCAAACGATGTGTATACATCATCTTTCGTTTGCCGTCTAAAGTCCGCAAATAAACTCTTAAATATCCACTGCCATTGTCACTCTGTCTCAAAATCTTTTCATTACCTCTAGTTGACTTCACTCGTCCAAACGATGAAACCCAATACCAATCCTCAAACTCACCCAACCCATCAATCGAATTAACCTGCTTCCAAATCTCAATTTCACCACCAATCGTTAAATCTTCTAATTCTAAATTCTTATATACTTCCATTTCAATCTTCCTTTTCTTTTTTATGCTCAATTTTCCCATGACACATTTTGCAAACACTACATAAATTGTCCAAATCTAAACGCTTACTCCAGTCTACACGTACCTCTACTTTATGGTGAATTATCTCCGTAACTCGAACACGACCTTCTAACAAGCAAAGCTCACATACTGGATTCAATTGAAACTTTAAGTTCCTTAATTTCCTCCAAGCACTACTCGCATAGAACTCAGCAAACTTCTTATTATCAACATTCCATCTAACATTCTTGTTATAGCTCTTGTCATTCTTCTTTCTGCATTTTTCACAGCGATTATTTTTATCTTTAATGTCCAATAACTCTCTGCATCCGATGCATTTCTTCTTAACCAATCAAAGTCAACCTCTCAAACAAAAACTCAATGTCTTCGACACTCAAATTCTCTATCAATTCAATCCAATCACTATCAGTTAATTTCAAACCAATAGCTTGTTCGTATAGTTCTTTCATATATCTCACCTACTTTTTGTATTCCGAGTTGCTTCTAAATTAAATAATCACTCGGACTTTTTTCTTTATTTCCTCTGCTGTAAAACTCTGTTTTCCAAGACAAGAAAAATCTCTTGCATTTAGACTTCCCTTTCACCAAATCACCATTAGTACAAGTAACGCTGTTACTAAGAAAATCATTTTTCAAAAATGGCTTTCCGCAAACTACACATAAACCGAAATGCTCTTTTTTAATTACCGTCTTGATATTATATTTCTTACGCAACTTAAACAGAATCTTACTCTCTTTGAATCGTTCAAAATCTGCATAGAAGTCATCTAAACTTTCATAATAATCTCGTGCAAACATTCCCAACATCACTTTCTCAAACTCTTTTTGTTCGTGTACTTTTAATTCCTCATTCTCTTTATTTCGTAAAATTACCATTCTAAATTACATCCTTCATTAATTTATTCTCAGAAAATCTCTTTTTGCTATTACCATTTCCAAAACTTTGTAATGCTAGACTTAAAAACTCAGCAAAACTAATAACACCGTTATTCTGGTACTGTGCTGTCAATCTATCGTCATTGCCTTGTCCACCTGTTGCATAGTAGTTATACAACTCAACACTATATTTTGCGTTAAACAATTCATCATAAATGTGTTTAGGAATCCCTTCAACTCTTTGTCTCAGCACTTCAACACTTAATACATCACCTTTTGAAGATAGCCATTCAAGCAAATCTGTTATCGCATCCGTACTCAATAGAAAAGGCGAAATTTCACATTCACCTAAAAGCTCTAGCATTTCATCCAAACTTTGACCTGCAACTTTATACTTTCGTCTTGTTGTTGGATAGCCATTCATTATGGCTTCAAGTGTTTCAAGCATCTCGTCTTCTACTTCACTGAAATAATCGTATTCCATATCAAGCAATTCTAAGCAATCCATCACCAACATCTCCATATTAAATTTCAAGTAAATTATCTGTAGCATCTCACCTGTAATTAGCTCACTCTGAATTGCTCTATCCAAATCACTCTTGGCATCTGAATCTAACTTTCTGTAATTCGCCAAAGCGAAAAAGACTTGTCCTCTAGTATATAAATCATTAATCATTTTTATTTCTCCCTTTTCAAAACCTTAATTCTCTGAATATTCTGTCTATTTTACCTAGAAATTAATCTAGGTCATTGTCATCTTGTTGCTGTTCCGTACCCATCTGCAAAACTGGTTCATTACCCAACAGTTTGTTCTGCGCATACACGTAATTAAAGAAACTATTATCATCTGTAAACAAACTGCTAAAAAAATTCCCACGTTCGTCTGTGATACTAGCAACAATTCTCATTGTTGTAGGAATACTCGCACCGTTGATTATCACGCTATCACCTGTAGCTGTAATTTCCGTCTCTTCAAGAAAATCTTCTACTGTCATTCCATTCATATAAATCAATTGCTCACCGTCATAAACTTTTACTTGTACCAACTCATACTGCGTATTTTCATCAAAACCATTAACCTCAATAAATTGTTGTAATTCCATTTTACATCTTCTCCTCAAATTTAATTTTTTCTAGTTCATATTCTTTCTTTTGCTTCTCAAATTCTGCACGTTCCACTGCCAGATAATTTTCCCAATAACTTAATTTGCTTTTCTTGTTGAATATTTGCTTCAACACTTTTATTAATTCTTTCATATTTAATCATCCTCCAACGTTTTCAAATACTCTTCTAAATCCCCATCTAATACTGCCTGTTTATATGTCTCGTTTACAAACTGCACGAATAAGCTCGTCATCGTTCGACCTTGACTCTTTGCTAATAACTCAAACTTTTTCTTAATTGCTGTATTTACCACAAAATCAATTCTTGATTTCTCCATTTTTGCATCTTCCTCTACTAATTTATTGTGTATATATTAGATAAAAAAAATATATTTCCTATCTCTACATAATCTGTATTCCTTGTTACTCCAAACGCCTTATTTTTTCTGAAAATTCTAATTATTTTCTATAAGCTTCTTTTTCATTTCGTTCACAAAACTTCTCGTATTCATCATTAGTGAAATGACTGAAATTATTTGAAACACGCTTCAAACTTACAACATAATTAGCTGAATGAATTTCTTCTAGTTCATCTAAGTTAATCATCTGGTGCGTCTTTTCAACTGACTCTCTATAATTAATTGAGTTTGTTAATGCTCTATTAAACAGTTCTTGCAAACGTGACATGTTTTCTTTGTACGTGTATTCATTTAACCAAAGGAAAAACATATCTTTTAACTCAATAGAAGAATCTACTTTTTTGATAGGATTAAAATCATCCTCGTTTTCATATTTCATTACTTTTTTATTTGTTTTATCTTCAAATGTAGTTCGTTTCTCTCCAACAAAATTCGTAGTATTTTCTTTAACAAAATTCTTGAAATCCTCTGATTGAGAATACTTTTTATAAACTTCTTGCAGGTGCTTCTCAATGTACTTGTCCCACTTCTCGCTGTTGAAGCAACGTTTAATAACGAATTTCTTAGTAAAAACATTTACTAATGAATATTTCTTTGGTTCTTCTAAGATTTTGTTTTCATTATTTTCAACAATAGAATTAACAATGATTTTGTCTTTGAATAATTCATCAAATTCTTTCTTATACGCTTTAACAATAAAATCATTGCTGTTGTTCATAATTTGTTCTGTTGATAAGCAATATTTTTCTTTCAAATCCTTTTGCAAATACAAGATATTTTGATAACTTTGCTCACCAATTGTGATTAGCGCATGGCTTCCACTGCTATCTTTTACAATTGCAAATGGTTTATCACTGTAAGTGATTAATCCCTCTTTGTGTAATCTAGTAAATGTTCTATCTAAATTGTTGCGTAGTTGCAAAATAAAATAACGATATTCTCTCAAAACTCTACGATAATCATATTTTGTATTTGCAGTATTTTCTTTAAAGATATCTGACTCACTTTTCAAGAAATCCATAACTTGATTGAAAGCAAGTTTTTCTTTGTTAGTCCCTTCTGAGTTAGCTTGATACAAATTGTATTCTTGATGATGAATCAAACTCAGATGTACTAGCCACTCAGCTAATGATTTTGATTTTGGACTGAAATCTTCATTAATGATTTTTCCAATTACGTGCATTTCCATTGTCTCTGTCAACATTGATTTTGGTTTTGCTGATTTACCTTGTCGACTATTTCTTTCTGCAACTTCATTTCTCAATGCACCTAATTTATATGCTTTCGCTCGTGTTACAGTTGGGTGTTTTACTTCTTCAAATGATTCATAATACTGTTCTAATGTTCTTTCTAGGTTATCTTTCATATTTTTTGTCATTTTATTAGTTTTTTTAAATGTTGCTTGTTGTTTCTCAGTCCCAAATAACTCAAGTGCCTTTGCCTTATCTATAACTTCATTCTCTGGTAATATATTTAATTCTGTCATTCTATTTCTCTCCATTTTCTTTTTGGTATTTCTTGTACTCTTTCAAAATCAGCATTGTAATAAAGCCCGACTTTGTTAGATAATTTTCCTCAGCCATTTGTTCCAACATCTCATTTACATCCAAATTCAGATAAAACATAAATCTCTTCTTATTTTGCTTCTTGTTCATTTAACATCATTCCTTTTCTATTTTTTTGGATAATAAAAACCAATCACAAAAATAATACTGTTATGCGCACGAATTTAATCGAAGCATTAAACAATACTATTTATATAATTGGTTTGTGTTTAAGGACTTAGCCTTTTATGTTTGTAGTTGTTTTCCAACTTTGTACATATATTATATCATAAAATTGGAAACAAATCAAATTAATTTCTCAATGTCAATAGGTTTTTTTGATTATTTATTTAGAATAAATACCCTTCTATATATTAACGTGATTTGAACCCACTTTTTTCCCACTTATTACGAAACTTTTTTCTAGTGGGCGTTGAACCTAGTAGCATGACCATGATAATTCCCATTACTGCTAACAATCTCTCCAAGGGTCCCAACTCTATAACTGCTGTTAGGAATATCACATACGCTACCAACCTTACTATTACACCTGTTATCTTCATCATCATATTGAATCGTCCTCCTTCAAATCGCTTAGTATTTGTTCTTCTTACTCTTAATATAAGACAGCTAACCATTGCTGATTACCCTTGTCTAAATTAATTTCATAACCCTTACATAAAGTAATATAAGGTAACTCTGATTACTAAGTGACCCATAGGTTGAACCCTTGGTATGACTGCGTTTGTATTTGAAATGGACTCTTATCCTTAAAGTGTCCATTAAAAGTGTACATAAGATAAAACCTATTCTTACTGTAACGAAGAATGGACACTTTCAAATCTACAACTCAATCAACTGTAAAAAGATAATGCGTCACAAGACTGGAATTTGCTTTAGCTAATTTCAGTCTTGGACAAGCGAAGAACCGAGCATTGCGTAGCAAGCGCAAGGGACTTTGTGCGTCAGTGTCTCTTGACCTTTTCTCTTCTTTAAATTAAAGAATAAAACCTTCTATAATTATATCTGTGCCTAACGCACACCGTTCGTCCGTTCGTACTTGCGCTCTACGATGCTCGTCCTCACTTCCTCAACTTATGTCTCTGCGCTTCGCTTAGAGCCAACGTAGACTCATTAACTTTGTTCATGTTTTTTAATTAATATACAATCTATAAGTTACCTTTTAGAAAAACACAAAAAAATCACCCACAAATTAATGTGAGTGATATCTGTATTATTCCACGACTACAAAGCAATCTATATTATTTTTCTTCAACTTATTAACTTGTTCCTGCGCATTAGATTTCTCTTTAAATGTCCCTGCAATAATTCTAAATTTATTGTCCTTTGATTCAATGTAACAATCGACAATCTTTTTAACTTGTTTTAAGGCATCCTCAGCATTTTTACGTTCTTTGTAAGTTCCTGCTACAATTTTGTATCTAACATCTGTCTGTGGCTTCTCTGGTGCTTTCTGAGGTGCTTCAATTAACTTCTTGCCTGCTAGTGTCTCTGCGATTGCTCGGCACATCTTATCAAAGTTCGTGTTGTATTTCTCTATATCTGATTTATTGTCTAAGAAACAAATCTCTAACAAGAAACATGGCTTGTGAGTGTTCTTTACAACACTTAAATCCTTGCGCACCTTATTCCCTCTGTTGAATGTTCCTAAGGCGTCCCCAATGACTTGTGAGAGTTTCGCACCAAAAGCATTGCTATTGTATGTTAGAACCTCTGTGCCGTTCCCAGAACCATTAAATGCGTTGAAGTGTACTGAAATATCAATGTCTCTTGTCGTGCCATTATGATACGTGTAAATCGTTTTCAAGTTGGTTGCTTGATTGGTACTAGTATTGTCATGAAACACGTTTACAGTAACTCCTAGTTCTCGAAGATACTTTGCTACTCGTTCCACTACTTTACGTGCTTCATCTACTTCGTCTAGCCATTTACTAGTTGCTCCTCGAATCTTTAATCCATGCCCACTGCTAATTGTTATTGCTTTATACATATTAATCCCTTGCTTTCTACTGATATCATTATCTCATTTCAAACCAAAAAAAGAGTGCCTAACATTTTACTGTTAGACACTTGAAAAGGAGTTTGATGCCAATGCATCGAATTGTACGCAAAGACAAATTACTTTGTCTCTACCAAAGGTTGAAATTGATAATGAAACCAATTAATGATTTGTAGGAGAGAGTTCATCCGTCATAGTAACTGGTTTAACTACTACCTCTCCTATTATATGTATTTGGCATTACCGCAAGTTGCAGAAATATTTAAAATTAATTTCATCTTACTCGATTGGTTGTTTTACTGGAACTAGTAAATTAGCTCTTGGGTTGCCATTTAAAATATTTAAAATCTTCTCAAAAACATTAGGGTTATTTAATACAATCACTTTTAATTTTTTTCTTGTTCGTGTAACCATTTGATATAACATCTTATTCATAAGATAATTGGCATTCCCATTCTTTGGATAATAACTTAACAAATCATTATTATGATAATAAAAATGATTATCTATTACTACTGCTACACTATCAAACTCTTGACCGATAACTTTATGTGCATCTATTCTATTTTGACCTTGTATTTGAAACTGTTCAAATATAGGTACACCGTATCTACTTCCAGAATAATTAATTGGTTGCCAACCTTCTAATTTAAGTTTTTCTAGATATAGCTTAACAGATTGACTATCAGAAAAATAATCTATACTGATATTATTATATGATTTATTATTAGAAATTTTTTCTAAATTAAATAAATTCATAATAAAACTTGCAACTTCTTTATTAGACCTAATTTTCTCATTTAATCTATATTCTTTTAAGCCCTCACAATTACTTATATAATCTAAAACATCTTTTAAATTGTTAATCTCACTTTGATTAATACATTGATTAGCATCATAAGCAATGATACATTTTTTATTCTTTTCATTAATAAATTTTATAATATCTTCTAATTGATTAGGATAAATTCTTTGCGCTTCATCTAAAACTATCACATCAAATTCTTCTTTTAAAAAATATTGGTAAAATTTAGCGGGATAAATATTCCAATTCATTTCTTGTAATTTAAAATGACCTTCATTCAAAATTCCACAATGAATAATCCCAACTTTTTTGCCAAGATTCATTAGTTCTTTAACAATATCATAAGTTAAAAGAGTTTTTCCTGTTCCTGCTTTTCCTATTATAGCTTCAAACGTTCGACTTTCATCAACTCTTCCTACTATCTCCTTTTTTATATTTGTTTGATGATTGGTTAAAAAATACTGTCCTCCTAAAAACTTATCTGTACTATTAAAAGGAGACACAAGATAATCAGAAGGATTAAAATAAATATCAGGATTATTTACTTCACATGGTGTTTGGCTTTCAATAACTCTTTTTAAATCTTCTTTTGTGCAAGTATAAAGTACATCATCGCTTCCTAAAGTGTATAACTTATTTTCTGAAGCATCATAAGAGTATAACCAAATATTACTAATTTCGATAGCTTCTAAATAATATTTGTTCTTCATCAATTGATTTTTAATTTTTTCTATTGTTGATTTACTTTTCAACTCAATATTTATTACGCAATTCTCTCCAAACTTTAAAAGGTCAAACTCTTTCCCAATTTGTGGAATTTTATAGCCAACAAAATAATCGAAAAATAATTCATCATTTTCCATAAAACCTAAAAAGCTCATTAAGGTTTCTACTTCATGTTCTTGTAATTCTGCACCTATATATTTTTTATATTCTTGGTATATTGAATCAGACATATTAGCTTTCATATCTACTAAAGATTTTAAATTAATTGCTTTCACTCTATTTACCTCCAAAATTTTATTTCTTAGACATTAGAGAATTTACCCTTTTTCTTTTTTATTTAAAGCATTGTTAAAATGCCTTTCTGCCATTTCTAATTGACGTGCATACTCTGCATCATAACCATATTTAGTAATGGTAACAACTTCTTTAACAAATTCTCCATACTCATCTACTACCTTGCTTAAAATAAAAGCTTCTTGAGTTTTCGTTCGTGCTGTTGCTTCCAATGTCATCTTTTTTAGGACTTCAAATTCATTTTTTTCCATATATACATCTCCTTTGATACTATATTTATATCTATAGTACCAAAATTACATATAATGGTAAACAATTTTTAAATATTACTTCCTTCTAAGAAACTAAGTATATGTTCCACGTTAAACCCCATATCTTCTAGTTTCTCACGTATTTCAAATTCTTCTACTTTTCTATTAAAAATTAATCGTTCTCGTTGAATTTTATTCTCATAATCAAATTCTGGATAAATTGAAAATTCCACATAATATTCTTAATAGTACATATTCAATCCCCTATCTATAAACTGTTACTTCATTAGAATAAGACGTTTTATATTCGTGCGCTCCTAATAAAGCTCTATATTGCGCCATATCTGATAACGCATCAAACATTGAATGTTTATATTCATCGATTATTACTGGTAATTTTATAAATGTGTTTTCACTTGTTTTTAGTTCATTAACTATTAATTTTGCTTTAGGAATTTTCCCATCCAATCGTAGAAGAGTTATCTCTTTCTCGCCATCAGCAGATATGTATGGGATATGAATAGTTCTATCTATTCTCTTAGCTTGGACAAATTTGTGATTAGAAACTTCTAGAGTATCTTCATCATAATCAAATTTGCTTTTTTCAATAATCAATGAATATTTTAGAGTTATATTTGTTGAAGCTAAAGCACCTTTATTCATAATTTTTATTTTCCACTCTGTCTCGGTATCTCTTATATTAGAAAAACCTCTGCCATCTATTTCAGCTCCTTCTTTATAAACAGCTTCATGTAATTCTCCCATTCTATGGCTCATTTCTTTTTCATGAGCTTGAATAGGTTGGATAGAGACTTTTGAATACGCATTTCTTTTATTAAATTTAAAAACTAAAATTGCAATGTAAAGGTTTGTAAAACCTATTACAACTAAAAGTAATGGTGAAATTATAGGCGCATTTCCTTTAATAAATTCCCACATAATTATACCTCCTAAATTATTAGGTTTTTATCATAATGATTGGATTGTATATTGCTTTATTCATTTAGTAAATATTTAAAAGTTCAAAATATAATGTCTACAATCAATTATAAATCTCTCTTTTGTATCTGTTAATTCATTAAACTCATTAATATAGTCTATCACCAATTTTTTATATTCTTTTTCATTTGCATTTATCTTTAAATATTCGTTAATTAATTTATAAAATGCATCTTTATATTTTTCAACAAAATCTTTTGCATATTCTATTAAAACTCTCATATATTCGAAGCCAGTTCTATACCTAACTTCATGAGTATCTGAATCTATAAGAGTAAGTTTTATCCTATCTCTCATATAACTTTCTGTAAAAAAATTATTTATTTCATCTTCATCAAAATACTCTGCGCTCAATACTCCTTCAAAGAATTCTACTATAAACCTTATTTCTTTTGGCAAATATATAAATACTCTTTTTTCAGCTTTTAGTCTGTTATTTAAACTTTTTAATTCTGTATTTATATAATTATAATCATAATTTTCTGATAAGCTCTCTATATTATTTGGTTTAGAAAAATAAAGAATATACTTTTCATATCTTTCTAAATTTTTTATGTAATCTTCTATAATTAACGCAATGTTTTCAAGTGAAGGCAATACTTTATCCTTTTTAACAGTTTCAAATTCTAATATACTTTCTTGAATCTTATTTTCTCTATCCAATTGTGATTGATTTTGACTCTTTTTCTTTTCTTTATGTATATCCATAAATGCTTCAAATACTGGTTTTGCTATAAATTGAATACCAACACCAATAGTTGCAACCCAAATACTTGTATATCCAACTTTCTCTAATAATTCTGTAACAATACTCATATTCCACCTTCTAATAAATAATTCTATCAACACATATTATATCTCATTATTTTACTTTTCCAAAGGTATTTTGTATCATTTGAACTTTATCTCTTGATTCTTTAACGCACTTCAAGCTAGGCTATTCAGATTCTAGGAAATGTTCGGTTGTGCATAGTAATCCCGTTGACATGAAAAATCAACGAGAAAGCTTGCTAGGCATAAACGAGTTCTGAGGTTTCTGCACGTATATTAGCAACCGTATTAGCAAGGCACTTTCACATGCCATTAATCTTTTTACATGTATTAATTGCTGACAAATGCCATACATGCTGTTTATTGTCTAACGTGGTTTCGATTCCTACTACTCACGCCAATAAGCTTTGATTAATTCCCTGTCCGTAGACAAGCAATCCCACCCTATGAGCTTCTTTTAGCAGTTTTAAGCTCTCCTGCAAGGCATCAACACATAGTTATTCCTATAACGTCCCACAAGCTCTCAATACGGTAAAAGAGTGAAGATAGTGGCAACGAGTTGATTTTCTGCATTGGCTCAACCAGACCTGCTTAGTTTATTTTTGTCTTGTGAATTGTTTGGCATCCTCACAAGGGATTGATATTTATAAGAAACTTTATTATAATATCAATATCCATTTAGTTGTGTAATTGCTTGGTAGTGTTACATTAATTGGATGTTGCTCACCTATTACAGTAGGTGGGCTTTTTTGTTTCTGTATTACTTTTTTATTTGAAATTAATGGTACAGATTACAAATACTCTCTGAGTCTTTCACTTACATCTGTTATTTTTGTGTGCAAATATCTAGTAGTTACACTTAAATCTGAATGTCCTAGAGCCTTACTTACTAAAAGTAAATCATTTGATTTATTATATAAATTCTTGGCAAATCCTCTTCGTAATGCATGAGGTGTAATATTTCTAAGAGCATATGTTTTTGATAAGTCATGCAATGCTTTACTAATAGAATTAGACGTTGTTGTTTGAATATTTTTACCTCTACTTGAGATAAATAAATAATTATTATTTTGTCCGTAGGCTTCTCTTATCTCATTGTTTTTTTGAATTAGAGTTTTTAATAATAGATTTAATGTTTCATCGAATGGTAATAGTTGAGCATTATGATTTTTCATAATATCTCCACCAATATTCAAACATTGATTTTCAAAGTCTATGTGACTCTCTTCTAAATTGACTAATGTTGATACTCTAATTCCTGTCTTATATATTAGTAAAATCGCTGTCCCATTCCTTAAATCTAGGTATTTAGTAAAATCTAAATGAGACAACGCTTGATATACCTCGTCCTCGGATGTACCTTCTTTGATTTTTGTATCAACTTTAATATTGATATGACTCCAAAATTTATATTGAATCCATCCATTGTCATGACAACGTGATAAAAAAGCCTTGAGACATTTTAGTTTTGAAAGTTTAGTAATGTCTTTAACATTCCATTTACTTAACCAACGATAAATAGAATCTCCATCAATATCTGCTAAGTATTCTATTTCTGTAGCCTTGATAAAATATTCAATAGTTAATCTATAATCATAAATCGTCCTCTCACGTATGCCACTGATTTTCATTTGTCTAAAAATAATGTCCATTGCTTCAATGATTTTCATATCATCTCTTTGTGGTTGTGGTTTATTGAATTTGATATCCAAATTCGTTAAAAAAATATCTTTCTTTTTAGTCAAAACAAAAAACACCTCCAATTAAAAAAATCAATATTAGAACTAGTTCTATTACGAGTTCATATTGATTCATTAATTGAAAGTGCTTAAATGTTGATGTATCAAGGAAAGTGCTTCATATAGTAATGTCTTATTTGATTTGGAATGTCCTTGACAAGAATCGAACTTGCGACCTACTCCTTAGGAGGGAGTTGCAACCTGCTATTACTCAATGTTTCCATAATACATATCACGTACTGGTACTAATTAATTATACATTGTAAATTATATCTAAAGAAAAAGCAATGTTAAACTATTCTCTCAATGTATATATTCATTAGATTAGAAATGATTTTTTCAACGGAAACAACTTTAAAAGTAGATTCATTTAGTTTAAATTCGGTATTTATGCTTAAAAGTAATTGGTTAATATCAGTTGAAGGGACGATTAAAGTCATTTTACTAGAATCAAAATAATAAGAACCTTCACTAATATCTAAAGTAGACTTCATTGATACACAAGGTACATCGACTGGATCACTATAAATATCTTGATAGATTGGTCTGCCAGATGTATCAGTTCCTACTTTATCTTTTCTTATAAAGTAAGATAATTGTGGTAATATAATATTACAATGTTGTGCTTTACCTCTATATTTAAAGTGACGCATAGCAGCAACTTCACTAATTACAAGGAAAGTTTGATTGTTGATATATACATAATCACCACAATTAAACGGTTCTAACGAGTTGATATATTTAACATCTCTATCTCTAATTTCTGCATTTGTGAATGTTGCTTGATGTACCTTATCGCCAATTTTGATTGGAATGGCTACCTGTAAAAACGTTTCTTTTAATAATTTATCATCGTATAGTGAACTCATTTACATTCTCCCCTCTTAGTTGTTGAATAGCATAAAGAAACTAGATTCTGACGCTTGTTTTTCTTCATTAGACATCTTACGAATCTTATTTTCTAATGCGCTGATACGTGAGTTTAGGTTGTCACTAAAATCTGATACTGTCATATCATCATGCTTAATATTTTTCATTAGTGAAGTATCATTAGCGATTGATTCTAGTACAGATAATGCTGCCTTATAGATTAATTTCTTATTAATTGGTGACGCTGGTTTATATTCATCGAACGGCTTTAGTCCACTTTCCTCTAGGTAAATTGTGAAATTTTCTTGTGGTAATTTATTAGCCTGTACTTCCATTTGAAGTCGTTGTAAATTGTTCATATAATATGAATCTCCTTTTAATTTATTTTTTCCGTGTGTGTAAAATGGTACGGTCAAAAAATTTTTTGAAAAATTAGGGGTAACGATTTGTTCACACATCTCATATAATAATAATTAAATAAATATATAAATAATTATCATATAAATATTATTCGTTCTCTCCCCTACTCTCCCCTTGTAATTCTAAAGTCATTATTTTTGTAGCCTATAAGTTGCAATAATAATATCTCACTATGCTATTATTTCCCTGTCTAACAACCGCTCCGCTACAAAGATAATAAGTATCAAGACACGATAAATAACGCCATACATACGCTAATAGCAACGTTATATGACGCTATATAAACCGCTTCATTTATAAAAATAATACTCAAATTACTGTAATAATAAGAGTGCTATTTTAAAATTGATCCGCTTCATTGTAATTATACCTACGTACCATTTAGAGAGTACGCAGCAACCAGTATTATAATCAAACCTCCGAATTGGACTGAATTAGATTAAATTAGTATGTTAATTAATCAAATTTAACCTATTTTATTCGATGTAATATTACACAAAAACATGAAGATAATTATGGTTATCTATACTTTTGCTATTTTGCTTTATATATCACTCTAAACTAACGCCCTATCGGTTGTTATGCTCAATTGTAAAATCAAAAGGAAAGCACTTTTAATTTTAAATTTACGCTACTATTAAGAGTGTATTTTTACATTGTAATTTGATGGTAATTATTTACATCTGCTTCTTCTCGTATTAAACCCTTACGTCTGTTAGCAACGCTTTAAAGCGCTAAAGTGTTATACTGTAAACGTTGATATTACGCTATTTACTGGTATATGGTATATTATGGTATTGTAATTTTACACTCATTGAAATTGGTGTAATTTTACACAATGGAATTTATGAAAATGTTGAAATTCGATTATTATTATTAGTTGGCAACCGTTACCATCTGTTATATATAACAGGCGAGTAACATGGAACTATACCTAAACAATTATTAACACTATATTTCTTGTCTTTTCATATTACTCACACTGTCATTTTTACGGTCTATCAAACTATTTATCAGTAGTCACCTGTTCATCTAACTTCTTATCATCATCATTAACACTCTCACTACTAACCACAACGTCACTCACTCTATCCTCTACTACATCTTCATTCATTAATCGTTCATACTCACCCTTCTTATCCGTCACGTAAGGATTCTTCTCAATCATACTCATTACTGACATAGCACCAGACTCACGTAATGTTTTAAGATTATCTACTAACTCTGTATCTGATGATGGAATGTTATAGTTAAACTTAATCTCCATTGTATTACGGTCATCATCATTGATAGATACACCTTTATATAGTTGCAGCATATCAGTGATTACTCGTAGACGTTTCTCAATACCTTCTGACATAAACATCTCATTGTATTGTGCTTTCATTATCGCACTTTGGAACAAAATTTTTATTGATTCTGTCGAAACATTCGCAATAGCAGTATTACCATTTGCTACACTAGGAATCTGTGCAACATTATATAAAACACGCTCTAATTGATTGTAAAGTGTATCAAATGCTACGCTATCAAATGTATTAGAAACAAATTTAAAGTCGCTACCATCATCTAAACTAATACCACCACCAATAACATTCGTTGGTAGTCCTTCACCCACCAATTGTTGACCAATGATAACAGGTATACCATTAATATATTTGTAATATCCATCTACTGCTTTACTGATTAAATCCTCTTGATGGTCTAAAATATTTGACCAACGCTTTAGTTCTGATACACCTTTAGTCATGTCGCCACTTGAAGGATTAATATAATAGATAGGTAATCCACTTAGATTAATGAAACGCTCTGTCATGCGGATTTCTCCACCCTCATTGTCAAAACGAGTTACAAAATCTTCATCATATACAGTATAGTAACTGATAGCGTCAAATACTTGATGTTCAATAAAACCTACCATCTCTTTATTTTCATTCCACACTGGGAAAGAGTGATCGCCTTGAATTAATTTAGATTGAATGTCACCATTTTCTTTCATATAAATGTACTCGTAACATTCACCATATTTCAAAGTAGACTCTAAAATTTTAAAATCTAATCGGTTGTATTTTCCTTTTCGATACACTTCATTGAGTGGATTAATTAAACTCTCATTGCCTGTAATCGTCACCTTGTTACCTAATAAAAATGACGTTTGGAAGTTTACAATCCCATGTGCTTGATTCAATACAATCTTACGTGGCACAACTACATTACCGTTCCATTCATATGATGGACTGTTTAAAATAGCGTGATGTCCTTCCAGATAATCTTGTACGCTTTCAATCGCTTGTGTACGCTCCATATGACGCACGTTTCCAACTTCCTCTACGAACCAATTTGACGCACCTTTATACTTTTTATTAATATATTCACTTAATGTTGTCATTTTATCTCTCCTTAAATTTGGTCTACATACCATTTGTTAATTTTTATTGCTTGTACGCCTAATGCTGCTGAAATTACTAAATCATCATGTAATCCCTCAACTCGTTTATTGCCCATCTTGCCATCATTGGACTCAACGAACAATTGCATTTCCTGTAGAGTTTCTTTGCAATCTAAATTGATTAATCCACGTTCAAATTGCTCTTTAAAGTCGCTAATCATGACAGCCTTAGTAGTTGCTGTTGTCTGGAATCCTAATTCTGTTTGTTTCTTACCTGTCTTAGTGTTAAAAATCTTTTGCTTATACAGATTTAGATAGTTGTAATCTTTTCTCAAACGCTCTAAAATCGGTAATCCATAACTATTTCTCTCGATACATAAGAAAGCATAGTTGTACCATCTGCCGATACAGTCAATAACCTCTGCAAACTCATATACAGGCGTTCTATTATTGAAGAATGACAATACTTGTTGCCCATCTTCATCGTAAATTGTGATTGTGCTGTTATCTCCCCCACTTCCACTTGCTGTATCGACACCGCCATAATATCGCTTGTTTGGCTGTGGTTTGTGGAAAATTAAAAGCCCACTACCGATAAATTTGTTTAGTAGTGGACTCTCTATAATATCCTTCATATCTTTATTACTGTATGGCTTGTTGCAGTAGTTAATACGTTCAATAACCTTAGATTGGTCAAATACACTTTTACCTGTTGATATGAAACTTTCAAGTAGATTAGAAGGGTATTCCTGTTGAAATTGTTGTAATGACATATCTAATAACTTATATCTACGCCACATTAATTGACGTAGGTTTGCTCCCATTTTGTGCAATGGAATTTCATCTTTCTCTAGGTCGGCTTTTGTTAATCGTTTACCTCTATACGCCTCTTTGTGGAATTTTTCTGCCTCATCATACTCAAATTTAAACTGATCGCTATACAACTTATGGAAAAATGGAATGAATAATAATTTATATTTAGATTCATTTTTACTTGCGCTCATACATAAATCATAAAACATATTACCAGTACCATTTGAAGTGGTTTCGATTACCAAATTAGATTCAGAGCCTTTTGCCAAACATTGCTCTAGTGATAATAATTGTTGTTTTTGATTTGCCATGAAAGCAAATTCTGAAATGTGAATGTAACCGAACGTAGAACCACGCCCAACGTCTTTATGACTTGCTACAGCACACGTAATACGACTACCGTTAGTAAATAGTAATTCGTCACGATTATCTCGTTCTACTGTTGGAAATAAGTTAGGATATTTTTCTCTGGGCAACCAATCATTCATAGTTTTCAACTTCTGGAACAACGCCTTTGATGAATCTGCTTTGTAAGAAACAATCAAAATGTTTTCATTGGGCTTAGATACTGCTCTCCATAGTGCTTTAGCGACACTAAAAGTTGATATTCCCCCCTGTCGTGCTTTACTTACAATACTGAATCGACTCTTGTTCATCATTTCATGTAATTCTTGTTGTGCTGCGTTTAATTTAAAGGGTACTTTATCGCCATCATTATTGATAATCTTGATAAAATTCTCGCTGAATTTCTCAAAGTCATTGCATATAATATTTAACTTTTGTTTCTTTGTTAGTGCTACCATTGTTCATTCTCCTTCCTATAAAATTAAATCATCATCTTCCTCAATTTCTTCTTGTGAATCTAGTAGTTGGCTCGCTAATTTAGCATTGTGTTGTACATCTTTTTGCATACCTAGAAACAATTTAATCGACTTTTCATCACCATCTTTTGCTGCTTGTGTAACATTTGTATAAATCTCTAAGAAATCATTAGCCAATTTACTGTTGAGATACAACTGTACAAGGTTCTTATATTCGTCCGTTTGTTCCCAATTTACGAATGATGAAATTGTCTTACGTTGTACATTCTTTAAGAATTGTTCTTCTGTCCATACTTCTCTATCACTAAAATAACGTGTGTCTGGAAACTTCCACTGGAAGTACATTTTATTTTTTGGATCAATTTGTTTTAATGCTTTATATATGTTCATTGTCATTTTTATATTCCTACTTTCTTTTAATTAAAATAAAAAAAGAAGCCTATTGACTTCTAAAATAAATCATCAATACTTGTATTTTTTAATTGTTCTTCAATTTCTTTTTGTTTCTTCATTTTCATTTCTTTAACGATTTCCTCTGTATCATCTTCAATGTTGCGTAATTCTTTTTCTAGTTTTTCTGATAAAATTGTATTTTCAATAACTTCTTTATGCAAGATTTCAAACTTTTTAACATCGTCCAATTCCATTGAATCTAATACGAAATGGAAATAAGAGTATTTACCGTATATATTTTTACGCTTGTGACTTGCCACAACTTTAATATTATTAAGTTGCTCTATAATAGAAGTAACTACGCTACGATGTAACTTTAAATCATCTGCTATTGTGTCTAACCCACGATAACAATATCTATGTCTATGATTATACTTCTTACCTTTTTGCGTCCATTTTTTTAATACTGCTAATACTGCAAACGCTCGTTCATCAATACCCTGTGATTCAATATAGGTAAAAATATCAAGTGGCAAATAAATGAAATATGAATTATCGTCACCTTTTGATACACCATTTTCTTCCCACTGTTTCTCGCTCCACTCACCTAACGGCATAGGGTTTGTTGATACGATTTTAAGTAGTCTATGTTCATCAATTTTTTTTGTTTTACTGTCTACTAGAGTTGTCCATCGACTGATATTTTTTAATTCGATTAACCCTTGTTTTGACATTAAAACTAATAAATCATAAATTTCTTTACTGGTATATCCACTCTTAATATATTTATCTTTTGTTTGATTTTTTAATTCGTTTATTGATGTAACAAATGTATACGTGTTGTCTTGATTATTTAACCGATATTTGTGTAACTGGATATAAATATTAAACCCTTTAAATCCTCCAATTTTCTCGTACATTGATTTATTTCTACCTTTTCCTTCAAACCAAAATGAAGGAATTTTTAAATGGTTAATTGTAAATTTATCTTGTAACATTAGATTACCTACCTTACTTATTAGAATAATATTTGATTAATGGTGTTTTGTCTTTTGTCTTTTATCTTTTTAAAACAAGGCGTTAGCCGCACTGTAGACCATCTTGGTCGGAAGTATATTAATACCTATGTGATTCTTTAATACCTAATTGATTAGTGTACGTTTAAACGTTAAATATGCACATGGTTGTAAGTAGGTTTATGCAAATTAAACAATTATTAATCCATAAACCCTTTAAAACGTTGATTTATAGGCGTTTAACATATGTACGTTTAAACGCTAATTATGCACATGGTTGTATTTCAGTTGTACGTTTAAACGGTAAATATGCACCTACTTGCAATGTAACTGCACACTGTAACTATCAATCGCTACTTGTAATTCACCACAGCGCTCAAATAATGAGTAAATTAAATTAGTTTTAACGTTACGAGCAATTGTAATTGGTGCTATATTAAATTGTTTCATAATATATTCTGCCATCTGCTTGTTATAGCAAAAGAAAAAGTCACTACCTGTTAATTTCATAAAAAGCCACCTCATTTGGAAATTTTGTATATAAATATTTTTGTTTGCCTGTTGCTGCAAATGAATAAAGCGAGCCTAACCCGCTAAACTCTATACAATCAAACATAGTACCACCAGTTATTTTTCCACGTTCACCCATTGGCATTATCTTGTTAAATGTAATATTGGATAAATCAAAATCTAACATTGGAAATTCCTGTTGAATGTATTCTAAATTCACTTTAGTGATCCACTCACCATTTTTATATTCAATTTTGCTATTTAGTTTTATTTCATTAATTAAGTGATTAAAAGCATTAAGACTGTATTTTTCTAAGATTCCATCGAAACGTTCTAATCCCACGTATTCACGCCACATATCATAAGACTCGTAACCTTTAAACTTTCCTAAGTGAGTTGAATCAATCGCTAGTAGTATTGCTAGTTGTTTATCTGTTAATCCTTGCTCCTTTTCACGAATTAACAAATCCCAACAATCGTATAGAGATATGATTTGAATTAATGTAGAACCGCAAAATTTATCATAGTAACTATTACTGTAACCGTTTAAATTCTCATAGACATTCACATTAACCGCTCTAGGGTTAATAGTGTCCATTGCTACTTTCTTACTTACATGATTATCAAATGTTCTGATACCGTCTTTATGACGATTGTAGACATAACTAATATCGACACCAATCATATTTTCACTCTTTAAATCATCTAAATTATTAAAATAAATTTGTGTGAAGTCATAATATGAAGTGATTTTACAACCGAATAATTTATTTAATAATACTGCTGAAAAAATTGAATCAATATCATCTGATACTTGTAGTCTGTCGTTTTCATTAATTTCATAAGCCCACTGTTGATTTTCTTTTGTTTTTAGAGTTAATTTGTTCATATAGTTGATGAAAATTATTAAAATTCCCAATCAAACTTAGTCATAACCCCTAATCTTCTTATATTTTCTTATATCTTTTTTATAAAAAGACTAAGAGTGTTTGTTAATATCGTTAAAATTCACCTTTTACACCGTCCTTTGATTAGTTTTTTGAATAATATAAAAGAGCCACAATCCAATGACTGTAGCCCCTGTATATGTACAATTTAAAACGCTGGCATTGCGATACCTTCTAGTGCTAATAAATCTGCAATCTCTTTTAATGTTTCTAGTGAACCATCTTCATACCCCTCTGCGATTCCGTCATTAATACCACTTTCATATGCTGCTAGTAAACGCTCTGTTAATTCTTTTTGTGTCATTGTAATCATTCTAAAGTTCCTTCTTTCGTTTCGTTTTTTATTTGTCTTACTTACAAGATTAATATTAACATACATTACATACATTGCATACATTTCTAAAGTTCTATTTTTTTATTTTATGTGTTATTAAATTACCATTATGTATAATACTACTTACCTAATTACATATCTATATAATGTAAATAAGTAAGCAATATGTTTTATTTTTCGTCGATATATTGACGATACTGATTAACTTTATCTTGTGACATAGAACCCATACCACTCTCAAATTTTGAAATTAACGCTTGACTACATTTTAAGTAGTCTGCTAATTCTTTTTGAGTGATTCTCTTTTCTCGACGTTTTAAAAAATATAAAATATGTTCTGTCATATGACTTCCTCCTAACTAAAAAAGGGTTTTGTCATATGACAATCCCCTATTTTTTATTAACCTACTGTGATTTCTGCAATTGCTTTCTTAGTGCCAACTTTAAGTGAATATTCACCTACGACATGACCTTTTAAGTTGTCGCCTGATTGAGCAAGCGGTACGAACGCTACCTCACGTAAAGCAACTAAATCAACATAGTTTGCGTTAAACATTACCATTTTACCCTCTGGGATATGTTTAGATACTACAATGTTCACATTACCGTAGTTAGTAGCGATTTCAGACACTAAGCAACCGAATGAAGTTGTTTTAGCAACGTAGTGATAAGCGTCTTTATAAATTTGGTCAATTTCTTCTTTTTGATCCGCATTTACAAATAGATATAGTTCGCCTGTTTCATCTAAATTTGAATCCCATAACGCACGTGCAGATTGTTTAATAACTGCTTCACCTGTACCTGTTACTTTATGTTCTGCGAACGCAAATAAGCCGTCCATTTTACGTGGTTGACCGTCAGAGCCATCATTACGAACACCATTGATTAGAATTTTTTCTAATTGGATTTTAAGTTCTGTTAAACGGTCATTAATTTCCTCTGAAAATTGATCTCCACGCCCCATTGCTTGTGCTGTACCTGAAATTTTTGCGGCTTTCTTTAGGATTTGTAAAACGTTGTTCATTTCCTTACGGGCTGTTGCTTGATATACGTCAGTTTCAGAGCCTTCTGCAAAAGTAATATCTTCTGTTGTATCAAGCGTTTTTTCTAACCATGTATGGATTGTAGAAGTAGTTTTCTCTACATTCCCTTTAGATAATAGTAAAGATGTAAAAGGCGTTGCTTGCGTTCCGATTTTTGCAAATACGTCTGATAACGCTACCTTTTCTGCTGCTGTAAAATTAGTTGATGTAAACATTTATGTTTCTCCTTTTGCGTTGGTCGCAACCCGATATTTTTTGTAATTAAAAAGCCCTCTAATTAATAGAGGACTACTTGAATAGTTTTGAAATTTTAGCACCAATCATTGATTTTGTATCACCATTTTGTGACGCAATTTCATATGCTGAATCTGAATTTTGCTCCTTTGGAACATACCCTAATGAAACTTTAAATTCCGCTAACAGTGCATTGAATTGTTCGATTTTAGTTTTTAGTTCATCTACACTATCTGCTTTAATAAAGTCACTAAATTTATCTAACCCGTTCGATTTGAGTTCAAGATTAAATTCCTTTTGCTTCAATTCGTTTTCTCGGTTGATTAACGCTTGTTCTGCTTCACTAACCTCTTGTGGTTTGTATTGAAGTAGTTCATCACGTTCTGCAACTAAACTTTCAAATTCTTCTTTTGAAACAGTTTCCACAACGTCTGTTGTTTCCACTGATTCTACTGTATCGCCAGTAGGCTCTACGGATTCTGTTACTTGTGTATTTTCTTTCATTCTAATTCTCCTTTTTAAATAAATTTAACGTCTACTTTTTCTCGTACAACGATTGGTCTATTTTTATATGTTGCTTTAAATTCATAAATAAATGGTTCACTCGCTACGTAGTCATAATAGAAAACACCCAACGAATCCATATTAATAAAATCATTGGTAATGCTTTGTAATACGCTATTATCTTCTTGTTTATAAATACTTAGTTGAGTTTCACGTACTGGTGCTTGTGCGCCATCTAAATCTCTAAAATGTACTTTTAAACGTACCGTATCGCCTTGTAACATTTAGTAAATCTCCTCTCCGTTTGAAGGGTTCTCGATGTGATACACATATGAAGTATTAAAATTAGCAGAATGAGATGATTGATTTTCTACAACCTCTGTCCATGCCATTAATTTGTCTGTAATCTCTAAACTTGCATTAGTTGATATACGAGCATTTGCTGTAATTTTAGTAATGTAACTGTTTGCATAACTATAAGCCTTTTTCTTTCCTTTAATTGAAGCACTACAAGTAATAGGTTGCATATAAGATGATACTTTTATGTCTACTCTTGTAACCTGTCTATTCGTCTGTGTAGCGCTCGCATAGATAGCACTGATATAAGTTGTGACATTTTTATTAAGTCGCTTAGAAACGCTTATATCGCTTTTACCACGTTGTAAATAGACTACACCACCAACAAAGTTTTTCTTAACTGTTTTAACTGATGATGTAATCATATCAATTGATGATTTAACACTTACTTTGTGTCGATTAGGTACGACTTGAACACCAAATGCTTTTAAATAAGGAACTTTACTAAATGACCAATAATTTTCATCTAAATTAAAATTAGTTGAATCTGCAAATTGTTCTGTTGTTAAACCGACTGATTTTGTAGAAGGTGTATAAGTGTATTTATCACTGTTGTAATAGCATTTTGTAATACTATCTGCATTAAGTTCTAACACTGTCGGACTAATAAAATAGTTTGCGCTTGCGTTAGTTGTTGTTGCTTCAATTGTGCCATTAAACACGCAATCACTAACACTGTCATTCATACTTACATCACACATCGTAATACCGCTGGAACGTGGATATAGAACCGATGTAGTAATCAAATGAGCGTCACTATAACAGTTTTTTAATGTACCTTGTAGCATTGCACAAATTGAAGAAACTCGAATTTCACCAGTAATTTGTGAATCATAAACAGCGATATTATCAATTAAACTTTTAGATGTAGAGTTTGCATATGCTACGCCTACTGCTACTGCTGCGCCTGTAGTTGTTGTTTTAATATTAGCGTTCATAAACTTAATATTTTTAACAACTGCTGTTACATCAATATGTGCAAACAAAGCAGTATACTGTGTCGTTATATCAATTTTTAAATTTGAAATAGTAAAGTTTTTACCGTCAAAATGTCCTTTAAATCGACTGGCGTTAGTTCCGATTGGAACAAAGTTTGAAATAGATGATAAATCAATATCATTTCCTAGTTCATAATAGGCTGTTAAATTATTACGTACATTGTTTAAATCGGTAGCGTTTTGAATGATATAAGGACTTGCTAAAGTACCGTTACCTAGCATAGTTAATCACCTACTATTCGCCTTTTTGAGGAATTTGAATAGTGTGAGTAACTGTTAGTTCATCTTCATTGTTTTCCATTGTAAACGCTGTAAATGATTCATGTGATAATTGTTCAATTGAATCTTCTGTTTTAAAAATTGCACTATGATTGAATTGTACTGGTTTAACAATATCGCTATCAGTACCTTTGATAGTTGCAATAAAAACAAGTGAACCATCTAATAGCGTTGTTGTTACTCGACTGTCTGATGTGTTTAATCGTACAATCTTTTCACCTTCCGCTGTTTGTAATTCGATATGCTTCCAGTTTGCTAAAATGTATTCTTGCAAGTCTTTATACGCTGTTTGTGTAATTTCCATTTTCTTATTCTCCTTTAGTTGGTTATAAAAATAACGTGAGGAACTGTATCTATAGTTGATACAGTAGGTGTTTTAAATAACTATCAAACAAGCACTTAGTTTCCGCTAGGTGTTGTTTAAATCCGTTTGCTCAATCGTTCGCATGGATCACGCACCGAGTTTTTCTATGTAAAATAAAAAAAGTCGGATAATCAGTTTTAAAGGACGTCGCAAAATGCGATACCCTTATCTATTAGAGATACTTCTCCGTCTGATTATCCGACTATTTTTTTAGTAATATTTATAATTTAAAAAATTATATTGCGAACATTTTTAGTTGTTTTTTACAAAAGCAGAAATAAATGTATCATGTTGCGTATGGTATAGCATTGAAAGCAGTCGCATAAAGCAATTGTTTTCACTCTTAGCAAGTAAACTGTAAATAGTGTCTGGTTTACAAGTGAGTTTAAACCCAATATTACGATAGTGTTCTACAATGTTTTTACCTCGTAAAACCTTTTCATCATTTGAGATTGATTTAATGTCATATAATGAGTTCAATCTAATTGACATATCTGATACAGACTCATTTAATTTTTTAGTTTGACGTAAATTAACGTTTCGTTGTGAATGATGAATTAGTAACTCTTTAAACTCAATTGTTTTACAATGGTTAGCGTTATCTGTGTTTACTGCGCCTTGTAGATAGTCCATTGGACAATTATATTTTTTAACCTTTTTATAAATGTTTTTTGATTCTGAAACATGAACAAAGAACAAAGGTTTTTTATTAATATCAAGTTGATTCTCAATCATTTTAATTTGTTGTTCAATGTCAATACCAAACGATTTCTTTGCTAAATCAATACTAATCGTCGATAGTACAGTCATGATATTAACGAATTGTAGCGATTGATTACTTTTCGTATTCCAGTAGTCGCTCATACATAATTGACCACTGTTTACTACACGTCCGATTAATTTTTGACTCTTAGAGAGCGTACAGTCAATTTTAGCGATAGATTGATTAGTAAGTGTATAAGATTGTTTAACACCGTTTATAGCGTTGATACATGGCTTATATGACGTACAGCGTTGTGCTGCGTCTAATAAAATTTTATTATCTGATAAAAACACTGTATCACTATCATAATCACAACCACTTAAAATATCTTGAATAGCAAAATCAATCGCATTAACAGCAACAATGTTATTTGTCATATTCATATAAGTATCAATTAAATCATGTTGCTCATTGTAAGCACGTAAGACGTTACTAGGGCTTGTATGAGGGTTACGAAAACCAACTAATGCCTTGTCATAATCAAACGCTTTACAAGACACGCTAGAGCCGTTTAAAGTGATTGGTTCACCATCAAATTTTTCAATAGCATGATATAGCATTTCGATTGGATTACCAACTAACACAAAATAGTCTCCATGAACACGAATTTTCCCACTTTTGATACGATTTGTATGTTCATGAATAGTTTTAGCACGATATTCCTTAAACATTTTTACATTGAAAATATCTTTATTGACGTTATATAGTGCTGCTATCATTTCGTTGCTGTTCATTGCGTTCTGATTTTTAATTAAATGCTCAACAAATTTATCTTTGTCATTCTTTAACTCAACGATATACTGTCGTTCGGTTTCTGCAAGACTATAAACTTCTTTTTCAGTCAACGGTAAAGAGTTAATCATTTGATAACTCATTTGCTGTGTCATATGTCCAATTTTAGAAGGTTTTTCATGTTTGACGACACCGAATAGATTCCCGTCTTTTTGTACAACTTTCTTCCATTTATCGAACATCTTTTTATCATCACCATCTGAAAATTTTAAGCATTTCAATGACGATGGAGTAGTAATCATATGTACATCTTTAGCGTACATTTTGTTACCAAATAAGTCTGTTAGTTGCCATTCATTGAAATTATCTACTGGACAATGATCCACTAGGAATTGTTGAACATTTGCGTTAAAAGCACATGATTTAAACATATGATTCCGTAGTAACATCATTCCTTGTTCATCAAAGTATTGAACGTCTAATAGTGCTTGCCCATCAAACAATGAGTTAGTAACGTCTGCTAATTGCTCAATGGATTGTAAGTCACCTTTATTGTCTTGTGAGATAACATTACAAACCTCTTTAAATGTTGAATCTACATCACTAATAATTAAAATATTGTCTGGATTGATTTCAATTGTACTTTCAATTGATGAACCTACTAGAGATTCATATGCAAGTAATGAAGGTAAATCCACATTGTCATTAAATTTTAATCTCATGTGTGACCAATTTTTCATTGGCTTGAATAGTTTTTCATTGATAAATAATGCTTGTCCAGTACGTGATTTACTAGCAGAACGTTTGTAGAATACATAATGTACATCATCAATCGTAAAGCCATTCTCATATAATTCGTGACGTAATTCGTTTAACGTTAGGCTCTGCCAATCATCTTCAATTGCTAATAGTTGTTGCTCATAATATTCTCGTTGTGATTCTGTTAGTTCTTCTTGTAATTTGTTTTGACACATCTTAGTTAATTCAGTTGAAGATTTAACTGATTGATTGAATTTAACATTGATAATGTCATTAGTTGTATGCTTGTTACCACTCTTTTTAACTTTAAATGCTCGTTGCGATTGTAATTTAATCGTTTCGAGAGAGTGTGGTAGCATACCAAAATACTCTTTATTGAGTCCTTTGTTGCGGTTAATGTGATTGTAAATAGCGTTCCCTTCGATTGTTTGAATATAAATATTTGTCATTTAAAACACCTCATTTTTTTGATAGCCCATATGTTACTGGGGCTTCATTAATGAGTTAGATTATGTATGTTATATGTATTATTAATTAAATTATGTATAAGAGGAAATTAATCCCCTTGCTTGATTTTAAGCATATTATAAAAAGTTTCTTTCTCTCGATCTGCCATCTGTTCTACTGCTGCTGTTATTGCATTTTGTATAGCAATATCAACATTCGGTAGTCTTTGCATATCTTTATATAGATTAATCATCTCTCTTGTACGCTGTGTAACTCTGATACTTGTTGTTGTTTTTGTAGTCATAGTATAATCTCCTTTCAGTATGTAATTACATACCTTAATATCAAAAATAATAGAGTTTTACCCCTATACTATATTATACTACAAAAATTAGAAAAAAGCATCGAAATTAGGGTGTTTTTTGCAATTTTTTGTGATTTTTTAATTGTTTTTTTTAACGAACTTTGACACAAAGCAGAATAGGAACGCTAGGCTTGGTGCAAAAATTGCCTGCCTGTTCTCGCAAAATACAAAATATTCTACGGAACAAGACAAGCAATTGCTTCACAAAGCGTCACAGTGTACGTGAGTATTGTATGCCCTCATTGAATCGCTCTCTTTCGAGAACACTCGCCTACTATCTACTTCTGCCCCCGATAGTTACACGTGCTTGTAATTGCCGATTGTGGCGTATTACAATGAATCGCTATCCTACTTTGAGGAACTCACGAAACACGTTTATGTGACGAGTGAAGCAACGCCCGTAAGCGTTCAGACCTTCCACTCCTGCCCGTTAATGGTCGGCAGCACCATTCAGATTACAGCGCAATGAGGAACGCTGTTGAGTAATCCTAGACTTAATTATTGCGGTGGCTAAGTCATAACCTGTCAAGTTTATTGAATGGTGTTACTAGGTTTCCACCATTGAGTTTTAAAAAATTTGATATTTTATCTGTTTTAAAGTAAAATACAAAGTAATTAACACTCTTATTTAGTTATGATTTTAGTCGGTCTTACAAAATAAGTGTTGCTCACCTATTACAGTAGGTGGGCTTTTTTATTGTCTACAGATATTTTTCTAATTCATGTGCAATTTGTTGTGTGTCTGTATGCAAATATCTTGTAGTTACACTTAAATCTGAATGTCCTAACGCTTTTGATACCAGTAATATGTTATTAGATTTTTCATAGATATTCTTTGCGAACCCTCTACGTAATGCGTGGGGTGTGATGTTTTTCAAATTATAATCTAAGGTTAATTTTCTCAATGCTTTTTGAATCGCATTTGATGTCATTGTATGTTGAGTTGTTTTACCTCGCATTGTTATGAAAATTAAAGAGTTATCTTGTTTGTATTCTTTACGAATTAACTTATTGTGTTTAATTAATGTTTCTAGCAGATATGCAAGAGTATCATCAAAAGGCAATACAAGAGACTTATGATTTTTCATCACATCTCCACTTAGATATAATTTTCTTTCTTCAAAATCAATTTGATGTTCTGTCATCTTAGTTATAGTTCCAACTCTTAAACCACATTTATACATTAGTAAAATGGCTGTTGCGTTCCGTAAATCTAAGAATCTAGTACAATCTAAAACAGATAATGCTGCTTGTACATTTTCATCTGTTGCACCTTCTTTTACATCTACGTTCACTTTGATATTAATATTTCTCCAAAACTTTTCGTCAAACCAACCATTGTCGAAACAGCGATTTAAAAACGCTTTAAGGCATTTTAATCTCGTTAATTTCGTTGTGTCTTTCACTGTCATAGTCTCTAACCACTTGTAAATGATTTCTGTATTAATATCTTCTAAATATATTTTTTTAGTATCTCGAATAAAATATTTGGTTATTAATTCGTAATCGTAGATAGTTCTCTCTCTACAACCGATTGAACGTAATTGATAACTAACTTTTTCTAATGCTGTTTCAATTAACAAACCATCTTTTTTTACGGGTATACTGTTTTGAAATATATCTTTTTTAAAATTAACATCAAAAATTCCCTTTTTTTCAGTCAA